GCAGAAGAAGGCATACGACGAGATGCTGCGCAAGTTCCGCGCGGACTGCGGCAGCGGCCAGATCACGGCGGTCAACGAGGCGGCCAAGCTCAGCAAGCTCCTGCAGATTTGCTGTTTGCGCCATGATACTAACGTGCTAACGGAACGCGGGTGGGTTCCGATACATGACGTGTCGGCACGCGACGCCGTCTGGGACGGCACCGAGTGGGTGAGCCAGAAAGGCGCAGCCCTAATGGGGTACAAGCCCACCATTGATTGTGGGGGTGTGTTTGCAACGGAGGACCACCTGGTTCTTAGCGACTCCGGGTGGCTAACAGCGAAGGAGTTTGCGCGCGGTTATGCCAGCAAAAGACTTGACTGGGCAGAGGTTCGGTTACCTGACGGTGTTGCGTCGGGAGGGGACCTCTGGTGGGGTGAACAAGAAGGCTCGATGGGCGTGCCTGTGCGATTGCGGGAACGAGGTTACGCGCGAAAGCCAGTACCTACGCAGCCGGCACAGAACCCACCCCCGCAGTTGTGGGTGTCACCACGGAAACGAAAAGCACAAGATGGCGGCATCTCGCCCGTACCGAACGTGGACGGGTATGCGTCGGCGCTGCCTAGACCCGTTGGACAAAGACTGGCCGAATTACGGCGCGCGTGGCGTGACGGTGTGCGAGTCGTGGCGCAGGTCTTTCTCGGCGTTTTGGGCGGATATGGGACCGAGCTACCAAGACAACCTGACCCTTGGCCGCGTGGACAACGACGGACCCTACTCACCCGACAACTGTCGATGGGAGACCGTGCACCAGCAGGCCAACAACCGAAGAACGAACACTCTGGTAGCCACATCAAAGGGTTCGATGACGCTGAGCCAGGCAGCGAGGGCTTTCGGCTTGAAGCCGGTCACGCTGCTGGCCAGGATACGTCGCTACGGTTGGACGCTGGAGAGGGCGCTGAACACCCCGCCGTCTACGACCTCGTCGACTGTGGCCCACGAAATCGGTTCGTCGTCAGGGGCGTAGATGGCAAACCACGTATAGTCCACAATTGCGGCGTGGCCTACGGCGAAGGCGAGGCCGAGATCCTCCTGGATGCCCGCCCCCGCATCGAGCTGGTCAAGGAGATCATCGAGGAGAGCGAGTCCAAGGTGCTGGTGTTCGTGCCGTTCACGGCAGCACTGCACAAGGTAGCCGAAGAAATCGCCAAGCACTACTCGGTGGAGGTGGTGTACGGCGAGGTGTCCAAGACTCAGCGGGACCGCATCTTCCACGACTTCCAGCACGCCAAGGACCCCCACGTCCTGGTGGCCGACGCCCGCACCATGAGCCACGGACTGAGCCTGACAGCGGCCAGCACGACCATCTGGTACGGCCCCCCTAACGGGAACGAGACCTATCTGCAGGCTAACGAGCGCACACCCCGCCCGGGGCAGAAGCTCAATACCCTGATCGTCAACATCGAGGGCACCCCCGTGGAGCGCAAGGTGTACGAACGACTCCGAGGGCAGACCAAATTGCAGGGGCTGCTGCTCGACATGCTAAAAGGCGGTTGATCCGCTAACGTGTTAGGTATATTATTTAACCCCAACCTGAAAGTGCCCCATGGCTAACGACAACGACCGCCTGAACTCTAACGCCACCTTTGAGGAAGCCCGCCGATTTTTTGACGCCCGTATCGAGTCGCCCACCGAGGAAGACCTGGACCGCTGGCTCGGAAGTCGGCCGCTTCACTACGACATCGAGACCTTCGGTCGACTCTACTTCTGCCGGGCCGACCGCGTCCACAGTATGTACCCCTCCCATAAACCGCCCCCTGCGGTGTTGGCAGCCTACGCCGACGTGCGCGCTCGGAAGCTCCACGACGCTCTGAATCGTAAGTACGGCGGGGGCTACATCGACGCGGCTTGGGATCGGGGGACGGCCACGCGCTACGCGACAGGCGGGCCCAGCGGCCCGTATACCCATTAACTGGAGAGTTACCATGCCCGACATCGACGCGCTCATCGAGCGATACGTCCTCCTTCGAGACAAGAAGGCCCAGATCAAGGCTGCGTATGAGGCCGAGGTCGCCGAGTACGACGGGGCCATGGACCGTATCGAGGGGGCCATCATGGCGCACCTCAACGCCACCGGCACCACCAAGACCGGCTCCAAGGCCGGCACCGCGTTCATCGAGAAGACCACCAGCTGCACCACGGCTGACGCCGAGGCGTTCTTCAGCTACGTGCAGGCTAACGGCCTGTGGCACCTCATGGACAAGCGCCCTAACAAGACGGCAGTTGCGGAATTCCGCGCGGCCAACGATGATATTCCGCCTGGCCTGAACTGGCGTGAAGAAGCCGTGGTGCGCATCCGCCGCGCCTGACCCCATCAACCACTGGAGAAACCCCATGTCCGCCATCATCCCTCTGACCCCCGGCACCGTCCTGCCCGCCTACCTCAAGAACCGCGACGCGCTCGCCACCATCAACTCGGACGTCATCACCCATGGCACCGGGTTCCCTGTCCTGTCCATCAAGGGCAAGGTCTTCACGTTGGTCAAGGACAACGAGCGCAAGGTGCTCACCCGTCCGGAAGACCCCGACGAGGTCCTGCAGAACATCACCCTCACGGCCATCCGCGCCAACACCAAGAGCCGCGTGTTCTACGCCAAGGCGTATAGCGAGGACGACAGCGAGGGCGCCAAGCCCTCCTGCTACTCCAGTGACGGCGTGTCCCCGGCGGCTGATGCCCGCGAACCCCAGGCCAAGAAGTGCGCCGTCTGCCCGCACGCCGTGTGGGGCTCCAAGTCGGGCAGCGAGGGCAAGGGCACCGCGTGCACCGTGAACACCCGCCTGGCCATCGCTGACCCGGACCAGATCCTCGCCAGCGAGAACGTGGAGCCCTACCTGCTGCGCGTGCCGGCTGGCAGCCGCGCCAACTTCGCCGATGTGGTCAAGGCCGCCCAGGCGCGCGGTATCCCCTACAACGCCCTGGTGCTCAAGGTGGGCTTCGACAAGGAGGCGCCGAGCCCCAAGCTCACGTTCAAGCTGGTCGGCCTGGTGGACGACGCGGTCTACAACAAGATCACCGAGCTGTACGAGAGCGACGACGTGAAGGCGATCGTGGGCCTGGCCCCGGTGGCGGCTTCCGCCCCTGCCCTGCCGGCCCCCAGTGTGACCGAGGACGACCTGGACGCCGCCCTGGCGGCCAAGGAAGCCCGTGCGGCCACCGAGAAGGCATCCAAGGCGGCGAAGACCCCTGCCCCTGCCCCTGCCCCTGCCCCTGAGCCGGTGGCTGAGAAGCCCGCCAAGGTGGCCAAGCCCAAGGCGGAACCCGCCGCCACGTCCGGCGGCATGGACGACCTGCTGGGGGACCTCGACAGCCTGCTGGGTTCGACCGACGACTGATGCACGAGGGGCCCGGCCGGGCCCCTCTCTACAAGGACACCGATGGAACTTGACTTCTCGCTCATCAAGCGTGCCGGCGTCTCCCAGCGGGAGTTCTCGCAGTTAGCGGGTGTATCGAGAGTGACCACTAACCTGTGGGTTGCGGGTAAGATGAAGCCCCACCGCCTACAGGCCGACAAGATCGCCGCAGTCATGCGCGCACTTGAGGCAGCCGTCACCCATGAAGAACTCCCACTGCCCGGGGCTATCCCGGTCGCCCGGCGCATTCCCACAATTCAGCGCATCCTGCAGCAGCGCGGTGCGCCCCTCTGACTGACGTCGCGGGGAGACGATGCTCAACACCTTCTTCGGGGACATTCTCCCCACTACGGGGCACTACTGCCTCGTTCTTCTTCCAGAGGGTCGGCACCTGTGGGCCAACACCCATGACGAACTGGCCGACCTAGCCACCCAACACAAGGACCGCACGGGGGTCTACTACGGCACCGCCTCGTTCAAGACCACCGACAACCGTACCCAAGCTAACGTGTTAGCCCTCAAGGCACTGCGCCTTGACATCGACGCCGGAGCCAAGAAGTACGAGAAGGACCCCGATGGAACTTACCCCACCCAGCGCGACGCCCTCGCCGCCGTCGTCGGATTCGTCCGAGACACCGGGCTGGTACCTTCCTACATTGTCTCCAGTGGCGAGGGCCTGCATGTCTATTACTGCCTGGACGCCGAGCTTGCCCCGGACACATGGCGCCCCCTTTCTGCGGGACTGGGTCAGCTCGCGCAGGCTCACGGACTTCGGGCAGACCCGTCTGTTACCCAGGACTCGGCTCGGGTCCTACGCCCTATCGGTAGCCTGCACTCTGCGCAGAAGCGCGTTGTCGTTCTCAAGGCTACGCCTGCCCGGTATTCCCCCGAGGGGCTTGCCGCGAAACTCCCCGCGCAACCCGCCGCCCGCAAGTTCGACCTGAGTGTCAACGACGACGTCACCACCAGCTACGAGGGCCCACCCTCAAGCGCGTACAAGGTCGCCCACCACTGCGGGGCCCTGCGCGAGGTGGCGGAGACAGGCGGAGACGTGCCGGAGCCCCTGTGGCGGGCCATGATCGGTCTGGTCAAGCGTTGCGTCGAGGGCATCGAGGTCGCCCAGGAGTGGAGCCAGGGCTACGATGGCTACGACGAGCGCGAGGTGGAGCGCAAGTTCAACGGCTGGACTACCGGCCCGACTACCTGCGCCGAGTTCTCCAAGCACAGCAAGGCGTGCGCCAGTTGTCAGTTCAGGGGGAAGTTCAAGTCCCCCATCGGCCTGGGCGAGATGACGACACCCGAGATCGAGGAGCTGCCGGAAGACAAGCAGCCTGCCCAGCCGGCACCCCCCGTCGCTACAGGCATGCCGTGGGACGGGCACATTCCGCCGCGCTTCGAGGTTGTCACGCAGGGCCAGGAGCGCACCCTGGTCTACAAGATGCAGATCGAGAAGGAGTCCGACACGGGCGACGTTGTCCCCGTGAACGTGGCGGTACCGGTCACGCACGACATCTTCTGGTTCACCCACTGGTCGGAAGCCGACCACAGCGACGACAGCGCCTGCGTCACGCTCAACCTACTGCGCGGCGGGTACGTCAAGACCTACGACATGGACCAGACCCTGGTGGCCAGCCCTTACAAGCTGTTGGAATCACTGGCGGGCAAGTCCATCCACACCACCACCCACAAGAGGGCACCCCAAGCCATGCAAGACTACGCCAAGGCGATGCTCCAACGCATCAAGACCAACGGCCAGCGCCCGAAGGTGACGGACCACCTGGGCCTGCGCATCCTCGACGACGGCCAGCTCGTCGCTGTCCAGGGCAAGCACGTCATCTACCCGGACGGGAGTATCCGCGAGGCCACCCTGGGCGGGGCGGTGCGCGGGCAAGCCGACGCCATGAACCTGCCGATCCCCCCGAATTTCGCCGGAGAGTGGGGTGCCGAAGTGTGGGCCGAGCACATCGAGCCCAGGGCGCGCAAGCACGTGGAGTTCATGCGCCGGCACTACACGCACAAGGGCCTGGAGAAGTACCAGCTCGCCATCATGATGGCCCTGGCCAGCCCGCTCATGGCGTTCGCGCAGGGCACGTTCCACCGGGGGTCCAAGCTGCCGGCGCAAGGGCTCACGGTGTCTCTTTTCTCCCGCGACACCGCGCGGGGCAAGACGGCTGCCATCAAGGCCGCGATGCTGGCCTACGGCAGTCCGGACGTACTCTCGCGCGACAGCAACAAGACGGGCTCCACGGACCTGGCGCGCATCGCCAAGATGTCCATCCATGGCACGGTGCCGCTGGGTATGGACGAGATCGGCGACCTGCCCATCACCTCGATGGCGCAGCTGGTGGAGTCTGTCGGCAACGGTACCGGGCGCGACCGAGCGGACCGCAAGGGCGGCCTCGTCGAGAGCAACGGCACCTGGTCCCTCGTGGCGCTGATGGCGGCCAACCGCTCCGCCCGGGAGATGATCGCGGCCTGCCGAGCTGAGAGCCCGGCTGTGCAGTACCGGCTCATTGAGCTGAACGTGGACGACATGCCCGAGTTTGACCAGGAGACGCGCGAGACCTACAGCAACGAGTGGTCTCATATTCTGGGTGAGTGCGCTGGTGCGCTGGGCGGGGTGATTCACCGGGCCATCTGCGCCCTGGGCGCCGAGCAAGCCAACCGCCTGGTCCTGGAGTGCGTCAACAAGGCCAGCGCCGCCGTCAAGGCTACGCAGAGCGCGCGGTTCCAGTACCGAGGCCTGGGCATGGTGCTCATGCTGCAGACGCTGCTGAGCCGCCTCGGCATGCAGATGTTCGACACCCGCACCCTACTCGCCGAGTTCAAGGCCGCCATGGACAACAGCGTCGAGTTCATTCAGGAGAACCTCTTGCCGACCGACCCCTTGGAGCTGGCGCAGCGCATGCTGTCTGACCTGCAGCCCAACACCCTCGTCACCGAGCACGAGTCGCGCCCGTCCGGTATCGTGCACAAGTACGACGTGATGCTCAACTCCCGCATGCCGGACCCGGTGCTGGCTCGCCACATCGTCAACCTGCGCAAGACCTACGTGTCAGCAGCTGCCGTGCGCAAGTGGTGTTCGGACAACCGGGTCAGCGAGATGGATATGCTGCGGGCGTGCAAGGAGCAGGATGTGATCGGCAAGATCGGGCCGACTGGCTGGACGGCGCCACTGAACCTGCTCAAGGGCCTGAAGGACAACGCGGGCACCCGCACTCGGGCGTACAGGTTCGACACCGGGCGACTCAACATCCTCACCAGTGTCCCGCTGGAGTTCGCCAGCGCCGACAACGTGGTCGAGTTCCCGGCACCGCAGGCCCGGCCTGATGCGCCGGAAGAGGGGGATGCGAATGCGGCCGGCTGATTCGAGCGAACTGTTGAATGGTTGGGTACTGGTTACCGAGCGCATGCCGGTGTCTGGACAAGTCGTGCTGGCTTGCTGCACAAATAGCGCGGGTGCGGTACAGTGTATTCGGGCCAGCTGGATCGCCACCAAGACTGTCGAGGCCGACACGGACATCGACACGAGCGTTTTCGAGTACGACGAGGCTACTGACCGCTACTGGACCGTCGAGGGGTGGTACGAGCGGATCGACAACTGGGGCGACCACAGCGCCGTGGCTGTGACCGAAGGGGCGGTTACGCATTGGATGCCGCTTCCCGCGCTGCCTAACGCAACAGGAGTAACAACAGAGAGGGGCCCCTAGGGGCCCCTTTTTATTGCGGCATCGCTTTCTGCAGCTTGCGCTCCCGGTCGGCCTGTGCCTTGGGGTACTTGAGCAACGTCGACAGGGGCTGGCGCTTCATCTCCTCGGGCTGGTCGTTGAACCAGTGGCGCACGTTGTCCTTGCCATCCTGCAGCTCCTGCCAGTCCTGGCGCAGCTTGGCGGCCTTCTCGTAGTCGTCGGCCTTCATCGCCTCCGCGTAGCGGTGCTCGATGTCCTTGGTGCGCTCCTGGTAGAACTGCCGGACCTCGTACTGCTGGCTGCGCAGCCACTCCATGTTCTTGAACGAGGTGCTCTTGAGACCAACCGCGTCGAGCGCCAGGGCAAACTCGTTGACGTCATCCGGCTTGACCATCACGTCGCCGTTCTTGAGCGTGTAGCCCTCGTTGGCGATGCGGGCAGCCTTCATGGCGTCGGCCGGGCCCTTGGGCATGAGCTGCTCGACCCCACGGTAGAAGTCCCCACGTTTGAAGTAGCCGACTCCTTCGGCGAACCGGCCGGCCTGCGACAGCGTAGGGCCACCCAGAATACCGCCCAGAGTCTGGGCCATCTCGCTGGCGCTGCCGAACTTGAAGTCGGTGTAGGGCGCGATGCTGAACACCTTGTCGTCACCCAGCTTGGAGGACATATCCAGGCCCACCATGTTGAGCGGGCCGTGCAGGAGCAAGTCAGCCACGAACGGGTCGCCGATCCACTCGCGCATCTGGCGCTCAGTGCTCCACGGCTCATCGTCGCCGCCGAACAGGGCGCCCATCACCAGGCCCACCAGGTTCATCGCGGGCAGGCCCAGCACGCCGGCCGCCATCGAGGTGTGGAACAGCTTGAACGCCAGCATGCGCTTGCCGATGGCCCGCTCCTCGGGGGTTGCGCCCGTGAACGCCTGCTTGAACGCCCGGGTGTAGAGCGCCGCCATCATGAACTGGTACTTGCGGTACTGCGTCATGACCTTGGGCAGGCGCTTGAGGAGCAGGGGTGCGCCCGTGCGCGAGAAGTCGCCCTGCGTGGTCTGCAGGATCCGCACTGCGTATTCCTGGGCGGCCTCTTCCGTGCGCCCCTTGGCGATCGCCATGTTGTAGGCCGCCGTAGCCGCAGCCACGCGGTTGGCCGTCTCCACCGCACGCGAGACCTGGCGCAGCTTGTGCAGCGCGGTGCGCACGCCCTTGGACGCCGCGTCCACCGGGGCGTAGCCCGTGCGGGTCGCCTCGAAGTGGGTGAGGTCCTCGTCCAGGCCAATGTCCAGCACGCCCATGTCAGCCGCGCGCTGCAGGGCACCACGCAGGCCCGGGTTCTTCACCCGCTCAAGCTGCAGCTGACCCCACACCCCGGTGTCCTTGAGGGCCTTGTAGCCGTCAGACAGGTGCTTCCACGCTCCGGAGTAGTCGCCGAAGTCTGCCGCCAGCTTGGGCAGCGTGACCATGAACCCCTGCGTCGCGTTGGCGACGTGGTAGCCCAGGCTGGTCAGCAGCTGCCAGGCCGACGTGAGGGCCATCGCCCGGTCGGTCCAAGGGGTCTCCTTGTACGACAGGTTCTCGCGGTAGTGGTCCGCGATGGCGTTGAACTCGTTCTGGTGCTCGCGCTTGCCCGTCAGCGGGTTGCGCGCCTCGCGCTGCATGCGGTAGAACGCCTCGTTGATCTTGCCCCCATGCTCCAGGTTGGCCAGCCAGTTGGCATCCGCTCGCGCGTGCGAGAGGAAGGAGCGGACCATGTCACTGTCGTAGCCCGCGCGGTTCATGCGCTTGAGCGTCGAGGTGCGGGCGTGGTGCTCGTCGATCGACTGGAAGTACATGTCCTGCACCATCTTGGTCAGGGCTTCCTTGGTGGCCTTTGGCATCGCCTCATCCGCACCCATGGCGGCCAGCAGGCGCTGCAGCGTCGCGTGCTTCGGGGCCATCGAGTCCGCCAGCTCAGCGGACTTCTCGAAGTGATCGGACCAGTCGAAGCCGCCGCCACCGGCCTTCGAGTTCTTCTCGGCGAACAGGGCGGCCTGACCGGGCGTGTCGAAGTACGACACCACGTAGTGGTTCGGGTCCTGCTTGAGGGCCTTGACCCGGCTGGCGTCGTCGGCCTGCTCGGCGTCCCGCAGCTCCTTGGACTTGAGCACCGCCACGTAGTCGCCGAAGCGCTTGAGGGGGGCGTAGGGCTTGCCGTCCGAGCCGGCACCCATGCTGGTGAGCTGGTCCACATCGTCGAGCTTGAGGGCCTTCATCAGGCCCCGCTTGACCTTGAGCATCTTCTGCCCATGGGCGAACACGTCGCGCACCACTTGCTGCTCCTCGGGCTTGAGCAGGTTGAAGTCGCGCTGCAACGTCGGGTCCACCTCGTACTTGACGGGCTCGCCGGCCTTGTCCTCGGCGGGGAACAGGTCCTTGTGCTGCGGATCCAGGGACGGGTCGTAGCCCCACTTCTGCTGGAAGGTGGACTTGGACAGGAACTCGTTGACGTTCTGCGTCCCGCCAGGCAAACGCTCGGCAGCGGCAGCGACGCGCTCGGCGTCCTGCTTGAGCTTGTTGCGGGTAGCCTGGACATCCTGCACGCCCTTGTACCAGTCCTTGATGGAGGGCAGGCTGCCCTTGAGGTCATCCACCAGGTCGTGCAGGAACGACAGCGAGTCGGCCAGTCGCCGTGCCGTGTGGGTCACGTCGGTTACCACCTGGGACCCCGTGGCTCCCGCCACTCGGCGGGCCGCAGCGGACACCGGGCTCGGGATGGGCCCGGCGTCGGGCTCGACAGAGAAGCGAATGTCGGGGTTGGGGCCGGTCGCGCCCTCTCCCGCGTAGCTGTACTTGCTCTCCGTAGAGCCGCCCCGGGTGTCTTCCCCGAGCTGGAAGTGGGCGGCGCCGTAGGCCATGTCCACCACGTCCTGGGCGGTCAGGCGCACCGTGCTGCCAAGCCTCAGCTTGGCCAGGCCCTTCTTGAGGGCGGCGACCAGGGTGCTCATCCAGCGCTCGACGTTCGTGCGGTACTTCATGGCCGTGGGGTCCACCCCGGCACGCACCGCCTCCTCGACGAAGTAGGCCGCCAGCTCCGAGCGCTTCTGCTCGTCGAGCGTACCGGCGTTGATGATCCGGGCCAGGGCCTTGCGGGCAAGACCCGCCTCCTGACTGCCGTCCGTCATCTCGGACCAGTCGAGGATCTGGTCGGTCAGGCGCTGGAACTCCTTGACGGTGAGGATCTCCTCCAGGCCCAGGTGCACGCCGGCCTCGTGCATGAGCACGGAGCGCGCGTTGCCCGGCTTTATGTTCCCAGCGATCAGGTACACCCGCCCTCCCGTCACGAACCCCTGCACCCGCTTGGCCTTGGGGCCTTCCTTGGACAGCGACTTCTGCACGCGTGGAGGCAGCTCGGAAGCGTCCTGAACGACCACCAGGCGGGGCGACTGCAGCGCAAGACCCAGCCCCTTGAGTTCCGCCTTGACGGCATCGACCGTGCTGGACTGGCGTCCGGGGCCGGCGACCTTGGACAGCTGCGGCCGCTCCGCCGACAGCTCACCCCGGCTCATGCGGGACAGCGTATCCTTGGACAGGTGGCGGGCCGGCTCCTGGGCTACTTCGCGGGGCTCGACGTCGGTGACGTCCTGCTCTGCTCGGCTTGCAGCTCCTTGATCTGTTCGTTCAGCTTGGGGTCCACCTCCCTCCCGTTCAACTGCCTGAACTCCTGTATTAGCTTGAGTTCGTCCAGAGTTGGCAGCGGGTACTTTCGTGGGAGGGGCCTGCTTGTGGTCATTGGAAATCCTCAGTTGGAATTTGGCTAGGAGAGCGGCTTCAGTATTACCGATCTCCCCCTCACCGGACTTCAGTTGGGTGCCGAACTCGGAAACCCAGTCCGCCTTCATGGCGTCGTGGAGATCTTCCCAACTCGGGATCACCGCACCGCCTGACTCCGCATTGTCCACGGCTTGAGCGCGCCACTCGTCGGCCGCCATTTCGGCGAGCGGGGAGCCTAGCAAGCGTCGGATGTTTTCTGCACGCTTCGGCGCGTTCAGAGTGCGCAGGTCCGTAACGATGGCGCCTTCCGGGACTACCACCGCGTCCTCGCGCTTGGCGGGTGCGGGGCCTGCTTTCCGGAGAATGTCGTCAGCCTCCGCTGCCAGTTTGCGCTGCGCAGTGGTTGGGGCGTCACCAGTCAAATGCCCGTCTCCGGCGGCGGCCCCCAGAGTGTCCTCCACCCGGAATCCGGGGGCGTCACCGGCCTCCACGTTGTCCAGGCCCAGCTCGCTGGCGTTGATGGCGTCGGGGCTAACGGCGCTGGCCAGCGCCACGCGCTCGTCGATGCCGAAGTCCTTGAGCGACGAGGTGATCGCCTGACGGGTCACTTTCTTGCCCGTGCGCTCGCTCTCGACCCGCGCGATCTCCGCAAACGGCATGGGGTCGCGGCCCTCGACCAGGATCGGGGCGCCCGTGTCCGGGTCTTCCGTGATGTCCCAGCCGGTGGCCAGCAGGATGCGGGACTTCTGCAGTGGGGTGGCGTGCAGGATCTTGTCCGATACCTGCTGGGCGGTCACCGCGCGCTCCCGGCCGGAGCGTCCCACAGTCGTCGTCTTGTTGGGGTCGATGCCGGCTACTGCAGGGGCGACGCCACTTCCACCTGGTACAGCCACACCCGCTGCGCGGCTTGCTCCAGGTGCCGGGGTATCGACAGCACCATCAACTCGCTGGCCGGCAACGACAGGTACAGATCCTGCAGCTCGCTCGCCTCGTAGGGGAGCAACACCCGGTTGTCCACCAGTTCCTTGAGCCACGGGTTGAGCTTGGCCGGTTGTGCGGACATCTGCGGCTCCTTGAGTCGTGACGGGGGTGATGGGCTTGGCATCCGCCTCGGCTTGCAGGCGAGTGTGCTCGGCCTTGGCGTCGATGAACTTGCGCACGGAGGCGAACCGGCGGGTCTTGAGTTCCCCGATGCTCTCGGCGTAATCGCCGTCCTGAATCTGGCCGGACTCGTGCAGCGCCTTGAGTTCGCCGAACAGCCCAACGGCCTTGTCGCCCTGAAGCCCGAAACCGGCGGCCTCGGCGCGCAGCGCCTCAATCCGTGCGGCGTGCTCGTCAGCCTGACGCTTGATCTCGTCCTGACGGGCCTTGTTCGCCAGCCACACCTGGCGGGCCATGGCGGCCCCCGGGTCGGTCATGTTCTCGGTATCGACGGGGTTGCCCGTCAGGTTGCCGAAGGAATCCGCGTGGACCGTGTCACCCTGGAGGTTGACGGCGGGCATCTGCAAGGTCGGGGCGACGGCGCCCTCAACGCGAGGGTCCACCGGGCGGCCATCGCCAGCATACGGGCGCGGATCGTCGATAGCCAGGGTCAGGCCGGACGTATCGATGGCGGGGATCTGTGTACCCGACGGGCGCCCCTGCGGCAGCTCCTGTTGGGGACCGACCACATCGAGGCCGCGCGGAATCGCAGTCACACCCTCAAAGCCCTGGGTAGTAGTCCACTCGGGAGTCAGATCGCCAAGCGCCGGGTCATACGCCCGGTTCGGGATGGGGGCCTGCAGCGGCGCGCCCGTGTCGACACCCTCGAAACCCTGCGCCGTGGTGAGCCCGCCGGGGTTTAGTAGGTCCTTGCCGCCCGTCTGGTCGATCGACGGCGTGGGGGCGCGACGCCCGGAGCGGATTCCGCCCGGCAGGCCCATGAGACCTTCAACCAGGCCCCCCGCCACCCCGGAGTTCAGGCGCTTGGAGAACGCATCGTCGGGGCTCACGCGGCCGTTGTAGGCCATCTCCATCTCGTTCTGGAGCAGCTCACTCGTGGCGCCGGTCGCGCCTTGCGTGGCACCGGCCTTGCCGATACGGGTCAGCAGGTTGCCCTGGAACCCGGCGCCGTGTCCGATACGCCCGACCAGCATGGCCTCGGGCAGGGTCTCCGTGAGGGCGTAAGGCAGGCCGCCCGCCAGCGCAGCAGCGCCCGAGTTCGGATCGCCCCCTTCGACGGCTTCCTGGTACAGCGAGCCGACACCTTGGCCGTAGTTGAACGCGCCGCCGCCGACTACCTGCTTGGCGAAAGTCTGACCGGCCTCCAAGGCCGCGCGGCGCGCAGCAAATTCGGAGCCGCCGGTAGCCGCAGCCTCCGCCACGCGAGCGGCCATCCCGCCGCCACCAAGAGCCCTGGGGAGCAGAGCCGCCCCACGAGACAGCGCCGCCGGTACCGCCACTTCCGGGACCACGAGGCCCGCCGCAATGGCGCCGCCGATGTTCGGAACCTGCTTGGCCACCTGGTAGGTGGCGTAAGGGAGCCACTTGCTCGGCTTGTCCCACACGTCCTCGACGCGCTCCAGGTCCGGGCGGCCGTTGAGCTGCGACTCCCGCTGGTTGCGGTCAGCCTGCTCGTTGAGCCAGTCGCGGGCACGATCGGCACCAAAGGTGTCGGCCATGGCCCCGAGCGCACTGTAGCCAAGACCCTGTAGATCGTCGGTACCGGACGACAGGCCCGCCACGAGCGCATTGCGCTCCGGGCGAGGGCCCAGGTCAAAGCTCTGGAGAATTCGACCTTCGATGACGGGCATGGGCCGCCCTCCTTATCGTGCGTTGGCTTGCTGGTACTGCGTGATCCTGCGGGCGATCTCGGGTACGGCACGGGGGTTGTTGCGCTGGGCCGCGCGGTACTCAGCCCACAAGGCATACAGGGCCGGGTCACGGCTGGCCGTGGCTGCTGCCGCTTCTGCGGCGCGCTTGGCGGGAAGGGCGACCTGCCGCGCCTCTTGTCCGCTGCGCTCATAGAGCGACCGGGCGTCCGTCAGGGCGGGTGCGGGGGGCGCGGTCGACGCCCCACTCGGCAGGTCCCCGGTCTTTGCCGGAGCCTTGGCTTTGGCCGCTTCCGCTGCGGTCGAGTACGTCTGCCCGTCGCCCCCAACAAACCCGAGCTTCACGCCGCTGTCGGTCTCGACGTTCACCAGCTCCACACCCACGTCCTGCGCCTGCTTGCGGTAGGACTCCAGGGTCGTCGACGTCATGCCCAGCGGGATGGCGAAACCATTGTAGGTGTTGTAGAGCGCCCGACCGCCGTCCTTGGAGAACGCGGTGTACGTGCCGTCGTCGTTCTTCTTCTGCTCCACCGGCAGGTCCAGCAGCTTCTTGGCCCCGGAGCCCCCCGTCGCCGGACGGCCGAGGTTGATCTGCCCGCCGTTGCGGACGTTGAGCATGTTGAAGCGTGTAAGCAGACCGCGCCCCTCGTCCCCCTGCTGCTGGGCGGGGGTGAGCTTGTCCCACTGAGCCTGGAGTTGAACCGCTTCCTCGCGGCGCCCTTGCGCATCGCGGATGTCCTGCAGCTGCGCGTTCTTGAGGTCGCGCGTGGTGTTGGCGTTCATCATTGCCGCGCCGGCTTGCGTCTGGTGCGCGCGGGCCGTAATGAGCCCGTTCTGGTCCTGGGCAGCGTCGTGGGTCGCCGTATTGTTGCCCTTGGCCAGCGCTTCTTGCACCTTGTTCCACTCGCCAATGTGGCCGGCGATGTCCTTGTGCGCAGCCTGGAGCGTCGCCATGGCGTCCGCACCGAAGCCAGCCTCGCCGTAAGCGTGGGCCAGCGCAACCTGGCGCAGCTGAGCTTCGTTGAGCGTGAACTGCGACCCCGCGATGGGGGTCTTGCCATCCGCCTCGGTCTTGAGGAAGGTGTAGCCGTTCTTGTCCTTGCCCGTGTAGAGCATCGGGTAGCCGCTCAGGTTGATGTCGGCCGCCTGCCGCTCCAGGTCCTTGAGCGAGGTCTTCATGACCGAGGCCGCCACCGCGTCCTTGCGCTGGGCCTTGGCTTCGGCTTCCAGGGTGGTCAGGGCGTTGGGGTCCCGCATCGCCACGGCGATGTTTTGACGGGCTGCAAGCAGCTCGGCCGGGGAGGCCGTGCGTTGCACCAGAGGGGCACGCGTTCCATCCGGAAGCTGTAGCCCGGTGGGCTGTGCCTGTTGGCTGGCGGGGACCGGGCCCAGGCCGCCAGGGGCCGACACGGACGTGCCGAAGTCCACCTTGGAGCCGTCGACCACGCCGCCTTGCAGCGCCGAGTAGTTCTTGAAGGCCGCGTCCTGGCTTTGACGATCGTTCTGCCGCCAGCTGAATTCGGCCTGCCGCTGGGCCGCCTCTTGCTCGCGCATGGCCATCTCTCGCTGGCGCAGCTTCTGGTCCTCCGCAGAGTCCCAGGCGTCCATGCCGAATTTCAGGCCGGTCTGAAAAGCACCCATCGTTTCCTCCTCAGAACAGCCACTTCTTCATGGCCAGCCCGCTACCGATACCCAGGATCGTGTTGAACGGGTCGTTGGCCGAAGCCAGCTGGTCTTGCTGGTTCTTGTAGTTCGCCTCGGCGTTCCACATGCCCGTCGCGTTAGAGCCCATGGCCCCCGCCATCGAGCCAGCCGCGCTGAAACCGGCGTTGAGGCCGGACAGCCCAGAGTTCACGGCGGTGAGGCCGGACATACCCAGCGACGCGCCCGTGGCGCCCAGGCCGGAGGCCATCGACGGGAACCCCGACAGGATGTTGGCCGCGTTACTCTTGAGCTGCAGGCCCTCGGCCCGAGCCGCCTCGCTCACCTTGCGACCCGCCAGCACCTTGGCCAGGGCCTCGTTCATGTCCATCTGGTTGTGCAGGCCGGCGTAACGCCCGTCCGCTGGGTTGACCCCCACGCGCGCAAGGTCCCGCAGCTGCTGGCCACGGGCCGAACCGAACGCCTGCGTGATGTCCGCGTTGGCCTCACCCATCAGGGTGTTGCGGCGGTCTTCCTGGTTGAACTGGCGGGCCTCGTTGACCAGCGGGTCGATCGCGGCGGTGTACTTATCGCGCATGTCGAGCGCGTACTTGCGGTCTTCCTGCCCTTGATCGTAGGCCGTGCGTGCGGCGTCCAGGCCGAACTGCATCTGCTGGCGCTGCAGGGGCGCGAGCTGCTCCGTGTTGGCCAGCACCCGGCTGATGGCGTCGTCCTGGACGCCCATCGAATGAATCTGCGCGTCGACCAGCCGGGGATCCGGGGCGGGTGCGCTGGAGGACTTAGCGCCCATAGCGTTCTCCCAAGAAGCGGCAGTCGTCCCGCCACATGGAGTAGATGATGACGTCCGAGCCATCCTCGGACGCCTGCTTGAGCCGGGCTTCCGGCTTGAACCCGAGGTGCTCCACCAGCCGGCGCGAGGCGGCATTGCCCTCGCTCACGTAACCGCTGACTCGCTTGACGCCCATCTCGTTGAACGGGTACTCGAAGCTGTAGCGCAGAAACCCCCGCGTCATCCAGGAACTGCCGGGCTCGGCGGCGACGTGCATCCACACGTTCTGCCCGTTGAAGCCCTCGTACAGCACGCCCGCTTCCAGCTCGCCCCCGCGCTCCAGGCCGATGCCTTTCATGCCGCCAACGGGTTGCATGGGCATGTGGCGGCTCACGTAGGTGTAGACGCGCAGCGGGTCAGAGATGACGCGGGTGGAATTCACGCCGCGTCGGGCAGCTCGATGCTGGGAACCTCGATCTCGTCGGCCGCCGGCTCGGCTGCCTTGGGGGCTTTCTTGCGGGCGGAGGCCTTGGGCGGCTCCTCCACCACTTCCAGCTCCTTGGCCTTGGCGACGCCAGCCTCAGTCATGATGAACTGCCCGTTGCGGTACTGGCCCACAACGACGCCATTGAGGATCAGGTCGCCCGCGACGCAGTCGGCGCCAGCAACGGTGAAAACGTGTTCGGTCATGAGGATCTCCGTAGATACCGGGATTATGCTCTAACACGTTAGTGTTGGCGAGCCCTAGTGTGGGTTCTTCGGCGCGCCCTCGGTCTTGGTCGTTGCCGTGGGGTCAGGCGTGGGCGCGACCGGAATCAGGTGCTGCGCCAGCGTCATCACGCCGACGATCAGCGCGGGGGTCAGGCGCTGGCCCTCGTTGTCCTGCAGCTGGGCCTGGACGATCTGCAGCACATGGTCGCGCGCCGCGCGGGGGATCAGGCCGTCAAAGGCCGGGGCCAGGCTGGCGCCTGGCATCGTGGGGCGGGAGTGCAGGGGGTGCATCAGTTGGCCCTCCAGGCCAGAATCTCGTAAAGGGTGCCGTTGTCGTCGTACTCGATCCACGTCGGCGCGCCGGTGTAGGTGCCGGGCTTGGTGGACACGCTCGACGGGATCGACACGGTGGCACCGCCGCCCGCGTTGACGTGCAAGGTGCGCCACGCCCCGTCGCTGGCCAAGATCTTTCGGCCCACGCCGTCCGGCTTGCCGATGACCGTGCCCGCATAGGTGATCCAGCCCACGTCGAACGACGCGTTGCCCGAACAGCGGAAGAATGGGTCGCTCTGCGACTTCGCGGCGGCATAGCCGTCGGAAAACCAGATCGGCGACCCCGCGACGTTGAGCGCGCCCGTCTCGACCTTCAGCGCCGCCGAGCGCTCGGCGTAGATTTCCAGAATCTGCGCGCCAAGCGCGGAGTTGGTCCCCGTGAAGTCGTCTTCCATCAGCACCAGCGGGTTTTGTCTGTAGGTAGACCCCGCTTTCTCGAAGTACGCCAACGGGGTATAGGCGCCGACGCTGGTGTCAATCCCGAACACACCCTGACCGCCCGTGTACGTGCCAGCCTTGAGCGCCGCCATGCTGACCGTGCCAGTGACCAGCAGCGAGCCGTCAATCACTTGCGTGAGGACCGACCACGAGCTGTTGCCGTTCGTCGAATACGTCCCGTCGTTGCTGTACGTCGTGCTGTAACTGGTGCCGTTGCTGAACACCACCGTATCGCCCTTGATCGGAGTCGTCGGCGTGAGGCCGGCCACAGCGGCGGCGATCAGTGTCGTCGCCTGAGACTTGTACGAAGCGGAGCCAGCGCCGGAGCCATTGTTGTAGGTGCTGGTGTAGGCCACATTCGTGTCGTAGACCGTGCGGCTACCTCGTGTGCCCGTGCTTCCGCTCTTGGTCTTGGCGATCGTCTGCACCAGATTCAGCGTCACATCCGCGCCGTTGGCTCGGCGCACGGTAACCGGGAACGTGATGGTCACCACATCCGTCGCGGAGTCCATGGCACTGGCAACCGCCACCGTTGCCGTTGTCGTGGTGCTTCCGCTGATCGCGCCTACCGTGATCTTTCCGGCCGGGGACACCGTCGGCGTGCCGATCGTGAACCGCCCGGCGGCCAGCGTGGTCGAGTGGTAGGTGAGGTACGTCGAGCCTTCAAGCATGCGGATCGTCGTCCCGCTGCCCGTGTAGCTGGTCACCGCCCCGGCGCTGTCGGCTGGTACGGTGTGGTTCTGGTTAGAGAACTCATAGCTGATGCCATCGACCCCGGCGACCTGCTTCGTGATCGTCAGCGGGACATCGCGATACACCGATGGCGCTGCGGTCAATGCGACCCGGAACGTGATCGTCGTCTGGTTCGACGAGTTCGCCCACGACCCGGAACCAGTCACGGCAAATGCTCCCGTGCTGCTGTTCATCGTCGCAGTGAGCGTCGATGGGTTCGCCTGGATCGAGTACGTCAGGCCCGACGTGATCAGCGACCCCCCTTGGTACAACTGCAAGGAGCCCGCCGCATTGGACCAGGATGTCACGGCCCCGGTACTGTCAGCCGGAACGGACACGCTCTGCCCCGTGGTCAGGATCGACAGGTAGGGCTCCTGGCCATCCGTGATGCGCAGGATTCGAACGGACTTCGTGGCAAGCGAGCCAAGAGTCGCCGTGACATCAACGTATTGGACCGGGTTGCCGGGCAGGATGAAGTTCGCCGCCGTGAGGGTGCGCGAGTCGCCCGAGCCCGTCAGGTAGCTTGTCAGAGTGGCGAGCACGGACCCTGTGGACGAATACGCGGTCGCCGACCAAGTAACCGTGCCCGCCAAGCTAGAAGGGGTGCGCGTGACCGTGAAGGTCGCGCTCTGCCCGCTCGACGGGTACTCCGCGCCCGTGGTCGTGAACGCGAAGTTGGCGTTGTTGGTCGTCAGCGTGATGAGCTGGGCATCAGCGCCCGTGGCGCCGGCCCGTACCCTCGTGATCGTGAACACCGCGTCGCGAGTGGCGCCGCTGCTATGCGTCGCGCGGAAGGTGATCTGCGCTGTGTCGCCCGTGCTCCATGTGATGCTGGAAACGCCGTACTCCCCCGTGGATGGGTTGATGCAGGAGCTTCCGGCATAGGGGCCCGACACCGCCGTGACGCCCGTGAAGCTGACCTGCGAGTACGTCACGCCACTGGACAGCGTGGTGCCGCCTTGCGTGATCTTGAACTGCTGCGGCGCGCTCGCGCTGTGCTGCGCCCCGGAGTAGTCAGACACCGTGCCGTCGTTGGCAGATTGCAACGCGACAGATGGCTTGGTCAGGCCCGAGATGATCGGCTCGGCGCCATCCGTCAGGCGCACGATCCGGACCGTGGAAGAAAGCGCGCCGACCGTAGCCACCACGTCCACATATTGCACGCTGTTGGAGAACGACCCGCCCGGCTGCATGAAGGCGGTGGACGTGAGCGAACGGGAATCGCCGGATCCCGTGAGCGTCACCGATCCGAGAGAGCTGCTACTGGAGTTGTACGCGGTAGCGGTGAACGTCGCTGTGCCTGACAGCGATGTCGGCTGCCGTGTCAACGTGAGCGCGGCGGCCTGTGCCGCAGGGTACGCGGCGCCAGCGCTGTCGAGCCCCATCGTCAGCGAGGACGATGTCAGGAATACCGCGTTGAAGTCCGTCCCATCTGTCCCGGCAAGCTGCTTGGACACCACCAGGGCGATGTCCCGGTAAGAGCCGGGGTCAGCCGTCAGGGCCGCTCGCAAAGTCACGTTCGACGTGGTGGCGCTGGAAGTCCACCAGCCGGAAGGCGAGCCCGGGAAGGACAGCGAATACTGGCCGTAGGTGGCGCCCGACGTGTTGCTGATCGTCACGCCCAGGCTGTCCGGGTCGGAGTGCACAGAGAACGTCAGGCCAGACGACTGGAGCACGCCGCCGTAGTAGACCTGCATGATGCCGGTCTTGGCCGATCCGAAGCTGGACACCACCCCCGAGGCGCTGGCCGCCAGGCCGATGTAGGGATTGGTCAGCACCGGGACAATGGTCGCCGTGCCCTGCGTGATGCGGTACAGCGTCACTGTGTCGGTGTAAGTCGAAGCCCCCACGGTCAGCGACGCCGTGAAGGTCATCGAGTCGCCCGTGAAGTCGCCCCCTCCGACCGTCCAGGTATTCGCCCCTGTGGGCACGGTGCCCGTGAAGGTGCCGGAGCCGTGCGCCCAGGTGACGAACCCGGACAGGCCGCCCGACAGGTTCGCCGTGAGTGTGATCGAAGACGGGCTGGTGGAGCTACCCGACACGAGAAAGATCACGCCCGAATAGCTCAGTGACAGGTCCGGCGTGGTGGCCAGGTCCGGCAGGTCAACGTTGTAGTAGAGCGTGTCCGTGGACAGCACGCCCAAGGCCCGGGACTTGATGGCGAAGCGGTACTTGCCGGCCGCCCCGGCGCGCGTCTCGAACGGGCTCTGCGTCAGTATGCCGTCGTACCAGCCGGTCATCGTGTCCCACGTGTCCGTGCCATAGGACCCAGAGCCGTAGTAGGCCCAGCGAACTTGCGCACCCTCGTAGCCCACCGGGGGCTTGGTCGTGGTGTAAGCCCAGGACAGCTCGCGCGTGCCGTCAGCGAGCGCGGACACCGTGAAGGTGTCGAACACCGGAGGCGTCGTCTCGGCCGGGATCGTCGTCCCGAGGCGCGCGGCAAGATCCACCAGGCGACGGGTCAGGTTGTCCCGCACCGCGTTCAGCAGGTCCTCCAGGCGGCTGTCCCCGCCTGCCCGTTTGGTGGCTTCCTCGCCGATGGCTGCCAGGAGCTGCTGCTTGATCGAAGCGTCCGTTGCGCCCGTGACGGTCTTGGCGGTATCCGTGGACAGGCCGAGCCGACTCAGAAGCTCCGTAGCGCTGATGAGCTGATACCGGCCATCTGCCAACTGGGTCACGAAACCCGGCTTGCCGTCAGGCAAGGCTACCCGCGTGCGGGTCAGGACGCCGAGAGACTCCAACTCACCCCGCAGGACTGTCTTCTCAGACGTGTCGCCACGGCTGCCCTCGCGGATCTCAAGGCGCTCCTTGACCGCTTCGAGGAAGCTGTCGAGGTCGGGCTTCCCGGTGCGGACAGGCTGCAGTGCTGGTAGCTTCATGAGGCTTTCAGCTCCGCAGTGCTGGACGCGATAGTCACCTCAGTGACCCGCGCCGTCGTCTCGACTTCCATCTCTATCTCTTTCGGCCTCCCCGGGGGCAGCCGCGTCGGTGTAGAGCTGGTCAGCGTGGAGGTGTGCCAGAGCGCGCCGTCCGCGTACAGCCGCACCACGACCGGCGACGACCAGTCGGACAGGGCGTTGATCCACGCAAACCCTGCCTGCTTGGGCTGAACTTGGATGCGCGAGCGCCACAGCCCCGACGCGCGGCCCGATTTGAACTGGGGGGCCACGTTGGTACCGCTCGCCACATACAGGGTGTCGGTCGTCTTGTCCGCCCGGGCCGCCGTGGCTGTGATAGTCATCTTCACCAACTTGCCAGTGGCCAGATGCAAGGCGTAGCACCCACCGCCCGACCCGGCGTACCAGAAGTAGTAGATCCCGTCGTGCTCAGCAGCGAACATACCAGTAGGCGTTAGGGCCTGCCAGTCCTCGCGCGAGAACATGGACCCCGTCACGACTTTCACGCCGCTTTGGTCCGCGACGCACAGCCCATCGGGGGAGGCGTATACGACGGCCCCGTCCACCGTGACCATGGAGCGCGGGGACGCGCACACCTGAAGGCTGACCGACTTGATGCGGGACATCGAACTGGGGTCCGCCCCGCTGATGTAGTCGATGCCGCCGGCATGGGAGACGACCAGGGTCTGGTTGAACACCCCTAGCGCGTTGACGTCGTACTCCAACGCCACCCGGTAGTCCTGCGGCCAGGCATACGGGTGGTACGGCTCGCAGAAGTACACCGTGGACCCGATGTATCCGGCGATGATGCCGTTGGGCAGGCCCGTCATGCCGCTCAAGTACACGCCGCTCACCACAGGGGGCTCGGCCCACGTCGACGAGGGGCAGGTCTCACCCAGCGCGTTGGTCGCCACATCGTCGGTGAGCGACAGGTTGGCGCCGTGGGTGACCGGCCACAGGCCGTCCGCCCGGACCGGGTTGGGTACGAGCTGGAAAGCCGCCGTGTCGGAGCCCGCCAGTGAACGGTAGACGTTGACCCCCACGATGTCGCGCGTGCCGCCCGTACCCCAGTCAACCGTCGCCGGCTTGGTCAGCGTCAGACCCACCGTGTCATTTTGGTCCAGCTCGACCACGTCCGATACCGGGCTCGGTGCGGACTCCTCCCCGAGACCGGAGACGTGGGTGTAGATGTACGCCCGCTCCTCAACGATGCGCTGCACCGCCGCCGGGATGCGCAGGTCGATCTGGTTCTGGTTGAACATCGTCACCAGGGCCTGCACCAGCATGCTCTGGTCATCCGTGCGCCAGGCCTCCAGGTAGTAGGCCTCGATCTCCTGCTGCAGCCTCTTGATTTCGGCGTCCGCGTTCAGGATCGCCGTGACCATGCCCGCATTGAGCGCGCCGGCCGACAGGTCCGGGTAATCCGGACGCGCCTGGATTGCGGCCGGGCCGATCTTGGCGTCCAGTGCGTTGACTTGGGTTTGAGCCGTGCCGGCGTTGAACGCGCGGGCCGCCAGATCCACCGCTCCGCCCAGTGACGTGTCGGCGCCGGACGGCAGGCCAGAATCGGACCTGATGGCGAGGAACTGATCCTGCAGCCATGCCGCCAGGCCGGCCACGTCAAGCCGCTTGACGCCGTCGGCGCCCGTGGTGTACCGGGACTGCACCTCGGAGATGATGCCGGCCACCGCCGTGGACCGCACGCCATTTGCGTAGACGACAGTGGTCATGCGCCGCCTCCTTCATTGCCGGTGATGACCGTTCGGGCGTTGGCGACGTTGATGGCCAGATCGGCGATCGAGTTTGCGAACGCGGTGATCGAGTCCGTGATGTCGCCGCTGATGCCCGAGTAGAACGACTCCAGGGTCGGCTTGGAGAACGCCAGTGCGCCCCCGTCAAGCCAGCCCTTCAGCGCCTTGACCCGGACTGCCATCTCATCAAGCTTCGGGGCAATGGCGGGTGCTGTCGGGCTCAGGTATGCCTCCACCGTGTCACAGATCACCGCGACCTCGCCCGACGTGTACAGGTGCTCACCGACAGAACCGCCGGGCAGCGGGATCGCCGCAAGCGCCGTCTCTGCCGCTGCCCGGTCAAGCTCGATGGTGCGCGTGAAGGCGTTGAACGGGACGACCCAATGGTCGTCGCCGGTCACGGTGCCCCAAGTCGTGCCCCATGGGCTCGTCTCCACGCTCACGCTCGGCATGCTCTGCCAGTAGCCTTGCAGGCGCGGATCCAGCGCCCATGCCCAGTTGTCGGCCGTGTTGATGTTGGAATCGACGTAGGCCGTTTCGAACCCGCCATCGAACGCCCCGCCCGTGCTCGTCGCGCGGAGGGCCCTGCCGACCTGAGTAGCGGCGTCGCCGGCCGTTGGGTCAAGCGACCGGACGAAGTAGCCCGGTACCGCCATTCCCATGTTCGGACCCAGGCCCGTGTCAGACGTGAGCGCGGCTGCGCAGCCCACCGCGAGTTGCAGGTTGTCGTGCACGGAATCCCGTGCATCCAGCCCAGCAGCGGCGATGGCCGACGACCTCATGTCGGCTGTGAACTGCGTCACATTGTTGACCAGTACCGTCGGGGCCAGAGTCGGAGCCGGCACACCCAACGGAAGACCGGACGGGAAAATCTGAGGGGCCGCCGAGCCGTTCTGGCGCGAGACATAGGTCCGCTCATTGGGGTCATCGTTGACCTGACCGCGAACGATGTTCACGATCTCAGAGGATCCGTACCACGACCCGCCTACCTGGTGGTACTTGTAGATCGTCGCAGGGTTAGAGACGGCGTTCGCCGTGGCTTCCGGCGTACCGGGGCCAAGCACCGGGCGGAACTCGCTGGTGGACGGCAGGATGTCCCGAGCCACCTGGGCCGCACCCTCCGGCAACGCACGCGGAGATGCGGCGGGCAGCACGCCGCCGAAGTTGTTTGCGCGAATAACCGGCACCGCCCGCTCCCTAACCCGTTAGGCCTTGGCCTTGAACACGCCGGCCAAGCGTAGTGCGTTGACGACGTCGGTGGCCAGCGACTGCAGGACCGGAAGCTTGTCGGTCACAGAACCCACCACGCCCTCGACGATGGCGATCGCCGCGTCGAATTTCTCTTTGCCGGGGGAATCCGGCATGAGCGATTCAACCGTCTTGATGGCGACGATCAAGGTGCGGATCAGGATGAGGTAATTCATGGGAGCCTTTCAGAAGCTGCACTTGATCCCGACGAGGACGGGCGGGATCGTCCCGTGTCGCAGATGGTCAAGGGCCCGGCTCGCTGCCTGAGCCTGGTCCGCTGGTAGCGGGGTCGTCACCTCCAGGGCTGCCCATGGGCGGCAGTCCGATCTTGGTGGTGGTGACGACGTGCACGATGGCGTTGCCAACGAGCAAAGCAGCAGCGATGCCGCCACCCAGCTGGTTGATCGTGTCCTGCTCGATCTGCACGTCATAGCCGAACCCCTTGGCGATCACGACGATTGCCCCGATGAGCCCAATCACGTTCGTCTTGAACGCGCCTGATTTCAGGTCGGTCGAGGTGGTGTGAGAAAGCGACTTGGTGCGCTGGAACGCGACGAAGAACGCCTTGAACGAGTCGATCATGTTTGTCTCACTCGATGGGGTGGATGCCGGGCACAGGGCCTGCGGCGGTGATGGTCAGCACCCGGTTGATCGGGTTCTCGGGCCGGTGCGTCGAGACATGGACCCAGCGCTTGCCGCGCAGCCCCTCGACGATCAGCTGGCCGATCTGCAGGTCGTTGACCGCCGGCTCCAGGGCCTTGGCCACGTTGTATGCGCCGCCGAAACTGGGTACCGAGATGTCGGCCGCGTCGGCATTGCGGTGGTCGCTCTTGGGGTTGCCGCCGACCAGGCGGTTGAGCAACTCGCAGCGGTAGCCGCTCGACAGGATGATGGCTCGGTTGTTCAGGGACTCGCGGATGCGCTCCAGCATCTTGGCCGTGGCAACGGCGCGCGGTAGCAGCTCAGGCGGCAGCTGGTTGTCAATGGCCTTCTCCACCGCCGTGAGCGAGTACGTGAACTCGCCAAGGGTGAAGTGGGGGGATAGCCGGAGCGCGTTGTCCTGGGCCATCAGCGGTCCTTGTCAGCCTTGCTGTCAAGCTTCTCGAAAATCTTGTCGAACCCCGCCCGGACCTCGCGGCTCAGGTCCGTCATGCTGTCGTGCATGCGGTTGACCGCGTTCTCGACGTCCACTTTGCGGGCGTAGTTCTCGGCGATGTGCTCGCGCAACTCCGCGTGCTTTTTCTGCATCTCACGCACGTCGTCGTACAGCACCCGGGCGAACCACCCAAGCGCTGCCAGTACGGCGCCTCCGATTAGATTGATGACCCCCTGATCCACTTGTGTTATTTCCCTCACGCTGCCGCACCCGTGGCCGAAGCCGCCGGGTGGTTCGGGTTGCCCCGGCTCGTCGGAGCCACCATGACCGTGGCCTTGATCTCAACACCCAGGGCAGTCATGGCCGCCTGGTAGTGCGCCTGGGCCAGCTCCGCGTTACCTGCGTACTCCGCATCCTTGGTGTAGGCGAAGTAGCAGAGGAGGTCATAGACGACGCTGGCAAAGATGTCCGGCAGATCCATGTTCCCCGAAACACTGGCGTAGGTCCCGCCGTCAGCGGGCTCCGAGATGTCCGTGGGGGCCGCTGCGTAAACGATGTCCACGGAGGCACTGGTGGTGGCAGGAGGGTAGACGTAAAACACGCGCGGGTCGCGCTGGTCAAACATGAAGTGCTTGAGCGCCGTGGCTCCGGTGAGGGTGTGCCAGCTGGGAATCTGCGCGTCCAGGATTTCACGGTCCACCAGGCGCATGGCGTTGCCGTTGGTGTTACGCACCACCTCGATGAGCTTTATTCCATCAGCGGGGATCGTCTGTTTGGTCCCGTTGACCAGTGTCACCGAGGCGTTGGTAGGCTTGGCATCAGGTCGGTTAAGGACCACGATGCGCTGCGCGTCGTTGAACCAGCGAGCCAACTCGCTGATCGGCCAGCGAACAGAGGTTGGATCCTGCAGCGTGCCAACGACACGGTGGATGATGGATTGAGCGGAGATGGTCATGTGTCAGTCCTCACGCGAACGGGTGCATGGCGACGACCACGTCGCCGCCGGTACGGTTGCGGTTTGCCTCAACGCGAGCGCGGTTGACGCCGAGGCGATAGACGGCCACAGCGGCGGTGGCCACAGCGGCATCGCTGTAGGGAGTCCCAGGGGTCAGGGCCAAGCGGTATAGTGCGCCTGCCACGATGTACTCTACCCACTCGTTGAAGAGCGAGTCGTCCACTGTCGTGGCCGCCCTGGTAGGGGAAAGCGCCACGAGGGCGCTCAAGAGATAGGTCGAAGCCGACGCGGTGTCGGGCAAGGGGTACACGCTGACGGAACCTGCGGTCTTGGTGTACGCCAGTGTGGGGGCGCCTTGGGAGGCCGTCGCGTCCCCCGTGTTTGTCACATAGGCCAGGGGGCTGTCGATCTCGGCAGCGGGCACCATAACCAGCCTGCGAGACCCGCACCAGGCCCGGATGATCCGGGAGACCCGCGTGTCCGAGGGTACCGTGAGAGCGTAGGTCCCCGTCCCCGCAACAAGCGCCACGGGCGCAGTCACATATCGGACGACCTGTGTCTCTTCGCAGAAGTCGATGGACGCGTCCAGCAGCGCCTGGAGCGCCGTAGGCTCCGGGCATGCCGGCACTTGCGGCAGCAGGCGAGTCAGAAACGAATCCAGCGAAATCATCGTGGTCCCAATGTGAAAAAGCCCCTACCGGCTGGCAGGGGCTACTCTAACACGTTAGCATGTTGTTGACCAGCGTCAGGCGGAAACCGACCCGACGAAGGTCACGGCGGCAGCCGTGCAAATGAACTTGCCGGTCTTGCCCGCGCCCACGGACAGCGCCGCGTTGGCGGAGCCGCCGTTGACCGTACCGCCAGTGGGCGGGTACACGGCCAGCGCGTTGGCACCGAGGTTCACGACGGTGAACGTGTCGCCTACCTCGCCTTGCGGAAGCTGCACGCCCGTGCTTGCGGCGGCAGTGGTCACCACGTTGATGCTGGTCGTGAGGGCCGTGGCGTCGCTGTACGCGCTGCCGGCAGCCGTGATGCCCATGGTGACCAGGCCAACGATGGCCGTGGCCGCGCTGGTCGAGAGACCAGACGTCACCAGAGTGGATTTGCGAGTCATGTCTGCTCCTAGAAGTGGAGGGGGCCGAAACCCCCTCCGTTCGATCAGGCCACGACAGCCAGCGACAGGGCGGTGTCCTTGACGACCTTGAAGCCGTAGACGTTCAGCGAGCGGATGTAGTCGCCGAAGTCGTTCGGGTTGCGCACCGTCTCCATCTTGGTGATCTGCGAGGCGAACGTGACGGCCGACTTGTGGCCTGCAATCAGGGCGCGACGCTTCAGACCGGAGCTGGAGGTGACGCTGTTCTCCGAACCGTCGCCAGACAGCCACGGGGTGCTGGAGCCCGAAATGGCCTTGGGCAGCTGGTTGGAGACGTACACCTTGAAGCGGTCGATCGAGCCGATCAGGCCGTTGCGCACCGGGGAGGTGGAGTCACCCATGAGCTGGGCCTGGGCCAGCGGCGACTGCAGGAGCAGCTGACGGGTGTACGGGTCGATCACGAGCCAACGATCGCCGTCGGGGATGTTCTGCTCGTCCAGGACGGATGCCATCGCCAGGATCGTCGCCAGCACGTTGTTCGGGGTCAGCACCACCGGGGCCGCGTCGGTGCCCAGGTTGTACGACGCCGACTTCGCGCCAGCGGTAGCGCCCTTGTTGGCCGCCGCACCGCCGGAGAACGTGTTGTAGATGATGTTCGAGTCGATGGCGACACGCATCTGCTGCGCGGCGTCACCGGAGAACACGTCGATCAGGTTCGGCTGCGCCTGGTACGCCAGCACGTCGTTGACCTGGAAGGCAAAGTATTTGCCCTTGTCGATCACGAGTTCCTGGGTATCCGGCGTCGGAGCCTGGTACGACACGCCGCTGCCGGCCGTGTAGTTGGACACGGTGATGCTCGGGGCGGTGTGGATGATGACCTTGTCACCCATGCCACTGATCTCGCCCTGCCAGTTCGTGTTGGCGAGTTCGGGCATGACCGACGTCGCGTAGAACTTGGCGTTGAGCTTGGCCGACCAGACGGCCGGGATGAAGGTGCCGGAGTAGGCCGGCGAGGTGTTGAACGGGCTTGCAACGGGGAACGTTGCGGCCGGAGTGATCGTCGACATGACGGTTCCTTAGACAGGTGCCGTCCGGGGCATCGCGTTCACGATGCGGCCTTCGGACAGCGCGTTGTTGAACACGGCCTCGATGCGGGCGACTTCCTCGTCACGGCCACGGAAACGACCCTGGGCAACGTCGCGGTAAAACGACTCGACCTCGGCCACCGTGTAGGTGCGACGGGGGTCAGCTGCGGGCTGACCGGAAGAAGCGGCGCGCGGGGCCACTTGCTTTTCAAGCTGGGCGGAGGGCTTGGGTGTCGGAGCGGGGGCCGGCGCACGCAGGGCCTTGAACGCATTGAAGATGGCCGCAGTGCGCCCGGCGTCGCCCGACTGGGCAGCTGCCGTTAGCGCGTTCTGGCGCGGAACACCGTAGACCGGGTCTTCTTCGGCGAGCCAGGCCAGAAAGCCGTCGTCGACGTTGATTTCCTTGTAGTCCGGCACGATCCGTTCGAGCTGGTCCAGGAAGACCTGCTCCGCCGTCTTGGCCACTGTTGCGCTGGTGCCTTGAATGTGCTGCTCGATCCGCTGGAGTCGGGCCTCGAAAGCCTGCGCGGCGCCACCGAAACTCGTCTCGGCAACGCGGCGGACCATCTCAACCAGATCCGAGCCGAAAGTCTCCACGTCCTTGGGGTCGAACTGCGGGGCGGCGGGCTTATCCGCCGGCTTCGCTTGCTCCGTGCGCTGGAGCACCTCATTGAGCCGCGTGGACAGTTGGCTCACCTGGTCCTTCAAGTCACTCACATGGCGGTTGTGGATGCCCTGGAGCGTCTTGTACTTGTGCTGCCAGTCCTCGGCCTTCGGTGCAGGCTCGGGCGCTTGGGCGGCGGGGGCAGGTTCGGGTGCAACGGCCGGGGGTTCAACCGCCGGGGCCTCTGCAACAGGTGCAACAGGCGGCGGAGCAGCTGGCTCTTGGGCAGGCGCGTTGGCGCTCGCCAGAAGGGACTCAGCGTGTTCGAGCTGCTGTTGAACTTGCTTGGGCAGTGCCATGAAAAACTCCTGGGTCAACGACCTGTCAGGTTAGAAAGCCCCTTGCGGGGGAGATACGCTGGGCCCCTTGCGTGGGGCCAGAGCCGCGTCCAGTGACTCCACAAGGTTCTGCAGGCACAGCGCATACCCTTGGGTACGTCGCAGCTGCTCCCCGTCGGCCGTCATGACCAGCTCCTGGTGCTTGCGCGCCAACTGCTCCAGCAGGTATTCGCGCAGTCGCGGTTGTCCCCGCGCCACGGATTCGAACATCTGCAGGTCTTTTGAAGTTAGCACTTACTCACCTCGTAGGGCGGAGCATAAACACGATAACACGTTAGTGTCAAGCTCCGTAGTTGTCCGTCACAGGCGCGCCGTTGTCCAGCTGCTTCTTGGAGCTATGGCCCTGAGGGGCGGCCTGGCCTGCTGCAGCTTGCTGTGCCAGCATCTGCTGGGCACGCTGGGCCAGCTGGGTCTTGAGCTGGGTGTCCGAAGGCACGATGTCCGACGAGTCCAGGTCCAGCGTCTTGGCCGTCGAGCGCAGCAGCTCAGCGATGCCGGGCACGCCGATGATCTCCTGCACCACCGGGCTTTGCAGGGCCACGGTGAGGAACTCGTTGCGGCGGACTTGCGCGGCGTCCTTGGTAACCAGCGACAGCGCCCCGCGCGCCTCGATGTTGAGGTCGCCTTTGAGGTCAGGGTCGCCGACGTAGCGCATGATGTACTCGTAGCCGCTGCGGCACACGGGCTCGATGACCCGAAAGTCCAGGCTGGCCAGCCGATCCTTGACCGTCTTGTTGGCGTTGCCGATCATCATGGACATGCCAGAGGCGGTGCGCCCTGCCCCGTTGGCCCCGTCGATGCCGGCCATGTAGCGCGGGATGCCCGTGTACTCGTCGGCCAGCTGGCTGAAACGCTCAAACACCGTCATCAGCTCGTTGGCGTTGCTGGTAGGCTGGAAGAACCCCATCGGGGCGGCCGACGACCCCGCCGGGTCGGTGATGGTCTGCGTAATCTTCCACGGATACAGCGCCGTGATGTCCTCGCCGGGCGGCAGGCGGTCGATGTTGACCCACACCTGGGGGCCCGAGGCGATGCCGAGATTGTTGGACAGCGCCCGCGCGGCCGCGTTGCACATGTCCTGGCAGTCGCACATGGTGTCGAACAGGGACACGCCCCAGAACGCCCCCGGCTGGCGCTTGAAACTGTCCGTGAAGTACGGCCGACGAGCCAGCGGGTCTGCGTTGATGACCGCCTTGATGACGTCCGTGCCGACCAGCCAGGCTTCCACTTCGTAGGTCTTGGCCTCGTCCGGCACTTCTTCGGGCGTCATGCCCCACTCGCGCAGCAGCTTGCCCGTCGCCGAGCCCCAATACTGCAGGGTGTCGATGAGGTCGGAACTCTGCTCAAGGGGTAGCGTGGTGCGGCCCTCGGCCCGAGCCCGCTCCGTATCCACGGCGAGCCAGTCGTGCAGCCCGTTGATGCCGTGCAGGTCCAGCACACGGCGGATAGCGTCCTCGCTGTAGCCCTCCACGCCGATCATCTCGCTCAGGGCCTGCGGAGTCAGGCGATGCCGCTCGATCAGGTAGCCGTCGTTGATGGTCCGCGAATGTGGGGAGGGGTAGACGTTGAGGGGGTCCACGCGCTCCCAGTGCGGCTTGATCGCTTCAGTTGCAATGGGCCGGTACGTGCCATCCTGGCCGGGCTGCCACGACAAGGTGCCCACGCGGCGCATGACAGGACCCTTGATGAACGCCGTCTTGAACACCGCCAGGTCGTCCAGGAACTGGTCCAGCGCCTCGTAGAAGCCCCCTTCGACCAGCAGGTCCTCCAGCTTGGTCTCCGCGCGCTTGCTGCGCGCCCGGGCCTCCTCGTCCGTCGAAGCCTCCGCCTGCGTCTTGGCGTCGCGCATCAACTGGCGAATCTGGTCCACACTCAGCGGCGTCGGGCTCTGCTCAGCCTGCATGACCAGCTCGGCCACCCCCTTGAGGATGCTGGCCACGATGTCCGGCGGGAGTTCCGGTGCCGGAGTAGCTTTCAGGGACCAGGGCTTGTCGTCGCCTGACCCCATGAGCACGTCGGACAGCAGGGCCTTGAACTGCCTCGCCTTGGTGGCGAACAGCATCATGTAAATCTCGGAGCTGTTCTGGTCCTTCAGGCGCTGCAGTTTGTCGGGGTCGTACTCGCCGCGCATGGAGCGCAGGGCCCGCAGCATCAGCTGCTCCGTCTCCCGCTTGGCGTACTTGGCCAGCTCCCAGTGCTTGCGGATCTGCGCCGCCAGAGACTGGATGACGACGTCGTTGCGGCCGTCTTCGGCCCGGGCCTGCTGGCGGTCCTGCTCAAGCAGCGCGCTCAGCGGCCGAACAGACATGATGCCGCCCACGCTCGCGCTCTGTTGCGGAATCTGGAGTCCTAGCTGCATGTCGATGTGCTCGTGGGTTAGGGGGTGACCTTGACGATCGCGGACCCGTAGTCGGTCACGCAGCGATCCACAATGGCGGTCGGGGTGTACGTCGGCCCTAGATTGACGTCCGACAAACTGCGGGCTTTACCGACGTACTCGGCGCATTCCCAGGCGTCGTTCTCTCCGGCGCGCACGGCCCCTAGGGCCGCCTTGACAGCCTCCAGCTTGGAGTAGCGCCCCTTGCCCACCAGCTCAAAGCAGAAGCCCTCTTCGATGTCGCTCATCTGGCGGTTCAGTCGCAACCAGTAAAGACCCTCCGGCCCTAACAGGTTAGACACGGGCACCATCCGAACGAACGGCGTGACCGATTCCAGGACAAACAGGCGCCCGTGGTGACGGTACGCAAGCCCGACGTGGCAGAACTCCGACCGAGTGAACACCCGCACCGCCTGCACCTGCCAGTCATACCACGTCGCCCACCCGCGATGCGTCCAGGCCAGGACATCACCTGACCGGATCAGCGAGCGGGCGTCGGAGTAGCGCATGGTCAGCGGATCGCGGCGGCGGCAACAAACAGCGCATCGATCTGCTCGGATGTGAGGCCGAGAGCGCCCTGCAGTTGAGCGATCAGTGGGTTGTCGCGGCGCACGGCGCTGGACTTTTCCCAGGTGATCCGCGCGGCCCGGCCGGCGTCGCCCGGGATCGCCGCGATCGCGGTGTCCACGGTGTCCAGCAGACCCGCGCCCAGCAGCGCGAGCTGGGCCTGGCGCATCGTCACTTCCTGCGGCACACCGTTGATGGCTGGCGGCACGAGCGCATCTAGTTGTGCCTGCAGCGTCTGCACCTGGGCCTGCGCAGCATCGCGCGCCTGCTCGGCGGTGGTCTTCTCGGCGTTCAGCGCCGTCAGTTGCGCGGCGCTTGCCTGCGCGGTTGCAGCCTTCTCGCTGGCGAGCGCGGCAAGCTGTTCAGCGTGTGCCTGAGCGAGCGCCGCCTTTTCTGCGTTCAGCGCGGCGATCTGCGCCTGCGCCTCGTCATAGGCGATCACGAGACCGGCGTTGATCTCAGCGGCGACATCGGGCCAGGTGAAGCCGGCGCCAGCCGCCTCGCCGATCGTGGTTGCCCGCCCAGGTTGGCGGACAATTTCCTGCCCGTCGCTGGTGATGACGCGGAAGCGCTCGACGTGCCCGCCCTTGTATGCGCCGTCCGTGTCTCCACGGAAGGCCAGAACGACGCGCTCGATGTGGTTGGTTTCGTTCAGTGCCATGGTGTCCTCACACAGATGTGACGGTTTCCCAACCCGACGCGCCGCCGATGCGGAGCTTGTCGAGGTCGGTGTTGAAGTAGCTCGACCCGTTGGCCCACGATGGTTCGGTCGCGTTCGTGAATTGGCCGTGCGCCGTGGTGCCAGTGGCGATCAAGTTTCGGAGCTTCAGGTCGCGGTAAGTGCCGGCGGTGCCGGAGTTGATTTCCAGTACCCCGGCCGCGCTCCGCGAAAATCCAACGTCTTGGCTCCCGTAGGCCTCCGATGTGCTGCTGCTCCACGCGACCGCACCGCCCGCGATCAGCCCGATGCCAAATCCGGTGGACACTCCCTGCAGCGTCCCGATTCGCACTGCGCTGGAATTTGCGCCCGTGACAGTGTTGACTCCGCACGTTGCGTAAAAGCCGCTCGATCGCATCCCGCCACCGGGGTAGGTGGGCGTCGCACCGACGTGATACAGGACTCCATATTGACCTGAGATCAGCGCAGAGTACGTGCCGTCTGATGTGGCGCCAAATTCGACGGCTTTGTCAGCGTCAGTGAATGCGGTGGAGCTGGTAGCAACCGTCTTCAATTGCAGGTTGCCGGTGGCGGTCAGGTTTCTGAGCTTGATGTCGCGGAAGCTGCCTGCCGTGCCATTGTTGATCTCGACAACGCCGGCTGCGTTGCGATCGACACCCAGGTCCAACACGGTATTTGCAGTGCCGAATAGTGCAAGGCCGGCAGCATGCATGTGGTAATAGGCCGATGAGTTGCGGACGGCAACACCGGCCGGGCCGGCGATCTTGTCCATGATGCCGTAGGTCTGGTTCGCCGGGGCGAACATCTCGGCGCCGATCGGTACCCATGTAACCGAGTTAGCGTCGGTCGCGCGAACCCGTCCGCTGCCATATGTGAGTGCCGCCGACGATCCGAGCTTGACGCCGCTACTGGCGGTGACATACCCGCCGAACGCCACGTCCGCCCCCGACACGCTCGACCCCGACACCGCACCCATAGCCGACCCGCTGGATCGGTACTGCAGTTCGGTGCCGGTGCCGGCTGGCGATGCCCCGCCGCTGACGGTCAAGTCACCAGACCCCAGCACGCTGGACCCGTTGATGGTCTTGATGTTCGTGCCGCTGACCAGCGCGTCCTGCTTGGCGTTGGTGGCCAGGGCCGCCCAGGCGGTCAGGTTGGCGCTTGCCGCCTGGAACACCGACCCAAGGGCGGTCTTCAGGTTGGCCCAAGTGAGCTTCTTGCCCGCGCCGGAGGCGGCGCTATCGGAGATGGGCAAGCTGTCTGCATCGACCGGGGTAGTCTTGGCCGTCAGAGCCGCAGTGGACGTGCCGATGTCTTGCACCGCCGAGTTGGCTTTGGCGACCGCAGCGTCAACCTGCGCGCCTGTGTACGAGCTGTTGTAGTCAGGCATCACCGCACCTTGAAGTTGTTGCCGTCACTGGTGACGAAGTTCTTCCCGTCCGAGGTCTTGAACTGGTACCAGACCAGGGGGCCGAGGTTGTAGGCCGCCTCGCGCACCGTGCGCAGCACGGGCAGGAACGGCGAGCGCAGCGCTGCGAGGAACTGGCTCATGGCTCAGTTCTGGTCGACCCCGTAGGCCGTGCCCAGGGGGTTACGCACCACGCGGAACGTGCCGGCAGCGGCCAGCACTTTGATGGGCTCCTGGTCCGTCAGGCGCCCGATGGTGTAGTAGTTGCCGTCAGCCGACTTGGCCTGGATGTCGGCGTTGGCCCCCTGCGGAATCTGCGCGGTGGCAGACTTGAGCAGCAGGGTAGCAGAGGACCCAGCGGAGACAGTGATGTCCGCCGAATTGGCCAGGGTCGTTCCGGAAGAAATCAGCTCGGCCATGGGGCCTCCAAGGACTAACAGGTTAGCGTATTATGCACCGCTTCCGTAAGTGGGCGCAAACTTCAGGCGTAGACGTACCGCGAGGCCACCACTTTGCGCGCTTGCTGCCGGCCGTACCAGGGCCCCTCGATCTGCGTGTTGACGTGCAGCGCCAGGTACTGGACGGAGTCCCCGCAGTGGGAGTAGTGGTTCTTCTCGATGGTGGCCTGCATCAGGCCGCTGGTGGTGCGCTTGTAGCGGTGCCCCCACTCCAGGGTGTTGGCGACATGGGTGCATTCGGGGTCGACCAGGAACGCGGCCGCGCCGTCGATCTGCCGGGTCAGCAGGCCCTCCACGGCCTGGATGCGCCGCTCGGGGTCGTTGGTGGATGCCTTGACCACCTTGTAGCCGCGCTGCTGCACCGCCTGCGCGATGGTTTTCTCGTCGACCTGTGAGCGGGCGAAGCACGCCGGGTCCAGCACGAACACGATATTCTCCGACCGGAACTGGGGGAACTTGGCCCGCAGCTTTGGGATGAGCAGCCTGTCGAGGAACGTCTCCACGCCCATGGTCTCGCCCTCGGGGACGTATGCCTCGGCGAGGATGTTGACCCGCCCCCGCGCGTCCTGCTGGCCCACCGTGGCCGCCGCCGTGAGCCCGTTGTCCATCCCCACAATGAGGGGGTGCAGGGTCTGCATGATGGCGTTGAGCGGGGTCTTGGAGACGTGGAACGACTTCTTGAACGTCCCCTTGTAGATGGGCTGCCCCAGGTCCCCGGCGCCGAACTGGTTCTTGAGGTAGACGTTGATCCAGTCCTCGCTCTTGCCCGACACGAGGTTCTCGTAGTAGTCGGGCGCCAGGTTCTCCAGGTTCTCGGCGTCCGCGTTGAGTGACCCGTCGTCCAGCAGCGCTGCGGGCTGGATAAACGCCTCCACGCCCTTCTCTGTGCCCGTCATCAGGCCGTGCCAGAAGCCCCCCACCGGGGGCGGGTTCATCGAGCAGATGACGCCGGGGTAGGTCACGCCCCCAGCGATGCGTGACGGGTAGCGGTTGACCCGGCCCTGCAGGCCAGAGAAGACCTCGGGGTCCACCTCGCGGGCCTCCTCCACCCACGCCGCGCTGGCCTCCAGGGACAGTAGGCGCCGCACGTCCTCCGGGGTGTCGGCCGCCATCAGCATGAACTCGCTGTGCACCACCGTGTCGTCGGGCAGGCGGAATTTGGCTTCGAACACGTTCTCCGACAGCCGCCACTGGCCCATCGTCCCGCCCGTCATCGTGACGAACCAGGTGTCGATCAGGGGCTTGACCGTCGACTTGAGCTGCGCCACCGTGTTGCGCAGGATGATGAACTTGGTGCGCCGCACCCCGTTGAACGGCGACTGACCAACCGCACGCTGCAGCAGGTCCATGAGGGCCACGGTCGACTTGCCGCCACCCACGGGCCCCATGATGAGCTTGATGAAGGCCCTGGAGTTCAGGAACCTCTGGCCCGTTGCGCCGGCCTTGTAGTCGAGCGACATCAGTCGAGGTCCAGATCGGCGTTCACCGCCACGTTGGCCAGCAGTGCGGGAGTGGGCTCAAGCAGCACCGTTTGCGTGGAATTCTCCCCCACGGCGGTCATCTGCATCGCCCCTCCGTTATGGAACGTAATGTTGAACACCGGCAGTGCGGCGTTGGCGTCCTGCTTCTTCTCGGTCTCAAGGCCGAGCGCCCGGATCGCCAGCTCCACCGCTTTGCGCTTGTCGTCCACGGTGCCATCGGTGCGCAAGGAGTCGAGGTAGTCCACCAGCAGGCTGGCAGCCGTCTCCTCCAGCGAGTCGAGGAACGCTTCCTTGAAGGCCTGGCGGGTCTGCGCGGACATCGGTAGGGGTGGAGGTGGTGCGCGGCGTCAGCAGGCGCGCTTGGAGCGCGTAGCCGGCACCTTGCCTGCGGGCTTGGCCTGACGGCGGTCGTAGGCTTCCTCGCGGGCGGACCCCTCCTTCATCGAGCGGGACTCGACATCGCGCTTGGAGCGCTCGAAGGACTTGGGGGTGGAGGGGGGTTTGCGGTTCATGGCGCGATGTTAGCGTGGATGGGCGTTCGCGGCAAGTTAGTGCTTGACGGGCTGAGCGGTTAGGGTGTTAAATATTTAACACGTCCGTGAAAACTGACTGGCCGTGGAGACCGGGTGATTAAGGGCTGGGGGCGGGGCTAGATCCGCGTGCCCACTCCCCCCGGTCCCCGGGACCCCCAAGGCCCGGCCAGGTTGACGCGGCCCTATAGGTAAGGGCGCTGATCGTAGCACCCCCAGAGCACGATGAAAGGCCCGTTAGGCTCAGTGCGTTAGCGCCCGGTCCGTAGACTGCGCGCGGCCCGCTGCAAAGCCCGACGTTCCCGGAGTGGTCGGTCATTAACAATTCAGTTCCGGCGTCAGTACCCGCGAGGGGAAATGGGCCGGCGCATGTTAGGGCATGCGTGAGCTAATCCCTACGTCCAAACCATTCCGCGCGCCTAACCCGCAAGGCACGGCGCAAAGGGCCTAGCAAACCCTTGGGATGGCTTTGGAGGATGCATTGCCTTGCAGTGTCTCCTTTGAAGCCCATTCACTCACTTAGGACTGACCATGACCACCGAAATTTCCACCGTTTCTTTCGCCGACGTCGCCACCGTGCTCAGCACGACGAACAAGGCCGGCTCCCGCGTGTCCTTCGAGGCCTCGATCGCCTTCGCGTCCAAGGACTCCCGGCTGATGCTGTCGGCCAAGACCTACGCGATCGCCGTCGAACACGGCCGCTACGCCGGCCTGATCCGCGATGCCCTCGATGCGGGCCTGATGACGAAGGACGCCGCCGGCATCGTCGCCGACATGCTCGGCGCGGCCCGCAACCCCTCCAAGGAAGTGACCGTCAGCGTATGCAACGTCATTCTTGGCCGCGTCGCTGGCAAGGCGCTCAAGGGTAAGAAGGCTTTCTATGCCGACCTGATCCGCCGCCTATACGACAGCTTGACCGGCACGCACACCCCCGCCAGCACCGACGTGGTGGAAACCGCCCAAACCTGACCGAGAGCCCAGCCTATGCCCTTCACGGGGCATGGAGTGCGCTTTCTGCACCGTGTTAGGGGGCGCCGAGCCCCCGTTAGCCCGCACTCCCATAGAACACGGGTGTTTTCGGGGGTGTGTTCTATGGCGAGATTTCACAATCCGGAAAATAGGGGTGTGCTGCATGTGATCTATGGGTGTTTTCGGGGTGTTTTTCTATCTATCTATCTATCTAATAAAGAACAATAGAACACATAGAACACATAAAACACATCAAAAAAAAATCAATTTCGCGTAAACGTTTTGGAAATTACAGAACCTTACACCCCCTGACCCCTAGTAGGGGTGTGGTGTACTGCGATTTCCTTTATTGAGATTGATTTTTTTTACCTGTGTTTTATGTGCGTATTGTGTTTTAAAGCCCGTGCTTATTGTGTTTTATGGGAGCACACCTGTGCTCTATGGCGACACTCCCCTGTGCACCAAGTCCCCCATAGATCACTGTCCGCACAATAAAGCACAACGCGACACATCTAGCACAATAGATCACTGTCCGCACGGTTGTGCTCGAATAAAACACAATACCGTACATATAGCACGCCTGTGCCCCAATGCATCACATAAAACACAGGCGACCGAGCCCCCCCCGGCCCGCGACGCCCTCACTCCCTACAGCCCTGCCGGATGGTGCCTAAAAAATAGGCACCTGTGCCGCACGAACGTGTCGGCCTATCCGGGAGCGTTGTTAGCGCCCGCTAACTTTGCCCCATTCACTCACTAACTGGAGTCCTGCGATGCCTGCCATCCTGCCTTCCCACGCGCGGTACCCGTACCGCATCCTGCGGGCTGTGTTCGCCCGCATCCTGCGGGCTGTGTACCGCTGGCTCTGACCCGCCGCCACCCCATCAACCCCCTAACTGACTCACTCACACCATGACGTTCTATCCTCCCCCCAACGCGGTGCCGGTGCGCGAGCGCACGCTGGCGTCCCATCCGGGACCGTCCTTCTGGTCGTACTCGGAGCATGGCGAGTACCTCTGCGTCGCGGTTGTCCCCCGCGAGGCGCAGACGGTTGTCGGCATCCCTGGCAGCCCCGCCGATTACTGGAAGCCGATCTACGCGGGCAACACCACCCACTACGCTGCTGCGTGCGCGGCTGCTGACGAGCACAGCGGCCTGCGCGGCCCCGGCGAACCCCGGCAGCTGGTCTACCTCAACATCTACGACCGCGACGGCCTGGGCGAATACACCTACTACGACGCCGCCCGGACCGGGGCCCCGTCCATCCGCCTGGTGCGGGCGTGGGCTATAACCGCTCTCCGTTCGACCTTCCCGGGCGTCGGCCTCCGCGCACGGTTGCGCACGATCATCGAGGGTGGCGGCTTGGGCACTCCCCGCATCGGCCCGGTGCAATACCGCAACGTCATGGACGCCCGCAGCGCCATCGGCACCTCGCTGTCCGACTGGATCAAGGAGTACCGGGACGCGGACGACAGCGAGGGCGCCAAGGAGGCCCTCCTGGAAACCCTGGTGTCCCTGGAAACCCAGCTCAACTGCCTCGACAAGGACCGAGACGAGATGAACGACCTGGCACGCACCGTGGCGAACAAGGTGGGCCTGCAGACCTGGGAGTGCCCGGTGTACTGTCACTGCTGGCACTGGGAGATCAGCGACCGCACAACGTCGGTCGGGTCCCGGCCGGTCACCCGCTGGTGCTGGGACTGCGTGGGTAACCGGGCCGTGTGGGTCGAGGGGGAAGACCGCTACTACCCTGCCAGCGACGTGTACTTCTGGGACAGCGACGGCGAGTACCACCTGAACCCCGAGGAGGAGGAGGAGGAGGAGGAGGAGGAGGAGGAGGACAGCGACAACCCCGACCGCCTGCTGGACTACGGCGAAGACGCGCTGAGCCACCTCAGCATCGACAAGAGCGTGCACACGGCCCCCGATGGCGACTTCCTGATGGGCATCGAGCTGGAGATGCAGCTGCCGGGAGAACCCAACCGCTACATTGAGGAGATGCGCGACAAGCTGCGTGGCCTGCACAGCACGACGGCCGACCCGTGCAGCCACTACGCGGTGTTCAAGTACGACAGAAGTCTACCCACGTGTGGGGCCGAGATGGTCACCAGGCCCACCAGCCTGCTGCGCCATCATGCGGTCCTGCGCAAGTGGAGCGCCCCGAGCGGTACCTCGGCCTGGGACAACGGCCGGTGCGGTATGCATGTGCACATCGACAGCCGCGCGTTCACGCCGCTGAGCCTGGGCAAGTTCGTGACGTTCATCAACCGCAGCGAGAACGCTGAGCTGATCCGCATGGTGGCGGGGCGTCACCCGGCGCAAGACCACCAGGCTGCGTCCTACTGCCAGGCCCTGGGGTACGAGTGCCTCACCACGCCAGCCAAGGCCAAGAACGGGGACACCGAGCGCCACCGCATGGTGAACCTGGAGAACCTCAAGCCCGGCGACTGCGAGCGGCTGCAAGTGAACCCAATGCGCTTCGGCGATGCCGGGACCGTGGAGCTGCGGATCTTCCGGGCGTCCCTCAATAAGGAGCGCCTGCTGGCCCAGCTGGAGTTCACCCACGCCTCCGTGGTGTTCTGCCGCGACGCAAGCTGGAACGGGCTGACCGAGAAGGCGTTCGTCGACTGGCTCAAGCGCCCCGAGAACGCGCGCACCTACCCGGCCCTGGCCCTGTGGGTGGGGGCCCGCATCCGCCGGCCCCGCCGTGACATCCCCGCCCCGACACCCGAGCCCGCCACCGAGGAGAACACCAGCACGGCGCAGGCTTGGGCCGTGACGGCCACTGCAGACGACCGCTTCGCCCTCGCGGCTTGACACAATAACGTGTTAGCCTGCAAACTACCATCAACTCACTCAATTAGGACAACATCATGTGTCTGCTTTTCACTGGCCAATCCAACACCGTGCGTAGCACGTTCCTCACCACTGCCGGCCTCATCGAGAGCATGTTTGACCAGAGCCCTGACGGCCTGGGCTTCATGTTCGCCGACGCCGGCCAGCTGGTGATCCACAAGGAGCTGCCGCAGTCGGTGGCCGACGTGCGCCGCATGTTCGAGGCCCTGCCTGACGACGACCGCCTGCTGGCCGGGCACGCCCGGATGCGCACCCACGGTGACATCAACCTGGACAGCTGCCACCCCTACGTCATCTACGAGGGCCACGCCCTGATGCACAACGGCGTGCTGTCCACCGGCAACCGCAAGGACAAGACCAAGTCCGACACCTGGCACTTCATCGAGGACCACCTCAAACTGTGCAGCGCCGACTCCCTGCATGACAGGGGGGTGGCGGCCATGCTGGGCCGATGGATCGGCGGGAACCGCTTCGCCATCATGAGCGCCGACGGTCGCCTGACCGTGGTCAACGAGCACCAGGGCGTCGAGGCCGCCGGGGTGTGGTTCAGCAATACCTACGCCTGGGACCCCGCGCTCCTGATCCCCTCGTACAAGTCGTACACCAAGTACGGCGGCTACATGCTCGAAGACGAGGAGGATTCGGTCGGCCAGACGGCCCACGCCGGGGGCGCATGGCGGACGGGCGCGCTGCGCAGCACTCATCAGGGCGGGCGGTTCGACGAGCTGGCGCTCGACGTGGCGCTGGAGCAGAACGAGCCCGATGAGCTGGCCGAGATCCTGTACCTGCACCCCCGCTCCGCTGTCGAGTACCTGCTGGACGTGTACGACTGGGAGCGGTACCGCACCATCAACAGCTCGGATCTGACCCGGCGCGACCGTGCCTGGACGGAGAAGATGATCCGTGGCCGCAAGGCCGACATCATCAACGGGCTGCGCTCCAACGTCAACGCGAGCACCAACCTCGCCGAGGCGCTGGTGTACTACATGGAGTGGACGCCGAAGAAGGCCGTCGCCTTCACGCCCGACACAGAGGCCGTCGAGTCCGACTGGGACGACGTGGGCAGCGAGTTCGACAAGCCCACCCTGAGCCTGGTGCGGTAACGGAGCCGGCGCACATGAACACCACATACCTGCGCCGGGTGCGGGCCCTGTTCGCCAACGACCTGACGCCGCGTCGCACGACGCGCCACAACATGCGAGCCTGGGTGCGGATGGTCCGCATCCTCGGAGACAACTGGCTGCTCTCGCAGGCCAACCAGCAGCGCCGCGTGACACGCACCACCCGCTAACCCTTCACTGGACTTACTCAATCATGACCGCGCCCAACACCACGATGGCCGTCGCCCTCACCTCCGCCGGGGTCAAACCCCTCCCCCTGGCCCGCCGTATCTGGACGATGGTCAAGGACCACCCGGGTGACACCGCCGACCAGATCGCAGCCCGGCTCTGCGTCAAGCCCCAGCGGGTTCGCACGGCCCTGCACGACATGTGCGCCCGCAAGATGGTCACCGCGCGGCGCGAGCGCAACCGACACACCGGGCACCTGAAGGCCCACTGGAGTACCACCATGCAGGCGTTCGAGTGGCTGCCCCGGCCCAAGGCCGAGGTCGGGCCCACGCCGCTGCCCGCTTCGGTCACGGCCCCGCCGCCCGCCTCCCCCCGCACCCAGGACAGCCCGCACACCACCGGCATCCCGGACGTCGACACCCTCACCATCGCCCAGGCCCGCGTCCTGTACGTGAAGCTCAAGGCGTTTTTCGGAGACCCGACGTGATCGTCCCGACCAACCCCACCCGACAACCCACCCAGCGCGATCTGCTGCTGGCCATCCTGAACATGCTGGACTCGCAGGCCGAGCGCATCAAGCGCACCGAGACGCGGGTGTGCAAGCTCGCAGCCCACATGGGCATCGACGTCAAGACCCCCACCCGAGGAGAGCCGTCGTGAAAATCAAGACCAACGAACTGATTGGGCCCGCCCTTGACTGGGCGGTGGCGAAATGCGAGGGGTACAACCCCGGCGTCATCACCGTGGAGGAGATGGTACAGGAGCAGCTTGAGGCGGAGCGACAGCACGCTAACCGGGCGGACGTCCTGGAGTACCTGAACACGGTGTTCAGGGCGGCCTGTACGCCGAAGCTGTGTAACGTCGATCCGGACGGCTTCAAGGCTGTGTATGTGGTGCACTACGGCGGCAGGTCGTGGCCCCTTGCGTTCTCCACCGACTGGGCCCAGGGCGGACCGATCCTTGATCGGGAGCTGATCGATGTGTATACCCAGTACCCGTGCTCAGGTCCCGTAGTCTGGTATGGGCGGCACAAAGGACGCATCAAAGGGGTGGGCCCCACCGCACTGATTGCAGCAATGCGTTGCTTCGTCTCATACAAACTCGGCGATGCAGTCGAGGTGCCGGAGGAGCTGCTGTGATCTCCATTCGCTGTCCCTCCTGCGGCGCTGGCGGTTGGTGCGTAAAGCACGACCAACACGGGCCGGTCTACTTGGGTCGGACCCATGTCCGACGCATCACGCTGCGGCACAAGATCGTCCGCGTTCTGCGTCAAGGGATGGTGACATGAGCAGTCTACCTGACCTACCTGAACACCTTCACGCTTTCTTCAACCGCGTGAACTCCATCGAGTTCATCGACGACCAGAAGTGCTTCAGTGACTCCGACAGACTGCAGCCCGCGTACAGATGGCTGGCCGGCTACATCGGAGACTTCGAATACACGGCCCTCTGTTGGCGGGCGGGAGCTGTGCAAGCCGTTCATGGTGATCGACGGATTCTCGGCCGAGACGATCGCCGCTCTGAAGGCGGACCTGTGGCGCAGCTACGCCCGGGCCGTCGAGTTCAAACCGAAGGGCATGGAGGAGAAGGCATGAAACCCAGCCAAGCACTGCGTCAGGTCGCCGACGATCTGGAGGCCAGGCGCCCGACAGGAACCGTCACAGAGAAGGCTATCTGCGCTCGACTCGACGAACTCGGCTGCCATCGCACGGCTACCGACCACATTGTGGATCTCCTCGGCGGGCACGGCTTTTACACCGGTTGGCTGCTTGAGCGCTACCCAAGGCTATACGAGGAGGCCCTGGAGTGGGCGGCGGCAAACCGGAGTTACATGCCCGATTGCCCCAAGATCATTGAGGCCCGGGTCAACTGGTGCCGAGACATGGCCGACTACTGGGAAGCCCGGGGCAAGTAGCCCCTTCTCAGCCACCACCCTAACGGGTTAGACTCATTCACTCAAGGAGAATCAGCATGGGCAACCGCGCTGTCATTACGGCGGGGACCACCCCCGCATCCCCCTGCATCTACCTCCACTGGAACGGCGGCTACGCCTCGGTGCTTGCGTTCCTCAAGGCCGCCAAGGACCTGGGCATCCGGCGCATGCCGTGGAACAACGCGGGCCAGGCCCGGGCGTTCGATGCCATCGCTGCTGTGGTGGCCGGCCCGTTCTTCGGCTGCGACGTGGGGCGCACCGTGTACCGCGAGACCTACGGCGAGACCGACACCAACAACCACGACAACGGCGTCTATGTCATCGACGAGCGCCTCAACATCTGCGACCGCCTGTTCACCCGCCTCGGGCGGGAGGAAGTCGACCCGGCCAAGACCTCGGCTGTCTACGAGCAGATCATGGCCCGCGCCCCTGTGTTCAACGGAGAACTGTGATGGACGAGGACAACGTGGTGTTCCACATGGACGAGGCATTCAAGTGGACCGAGCGTCTGCTGTGGGTGGTTTCGGCTTTCGCGCTGTGGCTCCTGGCCGACGCGCTCATCTGGCTTCTGGAGAACTGACATGCACAAGAAACCCCGACTGTGGACCCTGTCCGGCCTCAAGGCCAACTGCGAGGTCAGCGGCAACTGCTGGCTCTGGACCGGCGGCTGCGACTCCAAGGGCCGTCCGATTACCAAACATGGCGGCACGGTGCGCTACGTGCGCCGGCTGACCCGGGAGCTGGCCGATGGGAAGGCGCTGCCTCCGGGCGGCGAGGCGTGGTGCCGGTGCGGCAACCTCAAGTGCGTCTCCCCCGAGTGCAGCGAGGTGGTGTTCACGGGCGACGACGTGCGCGCCATGATCCAGGCCGGCCGCAGGGGGGACGCAGCACTCATCATTCACCGCACGCTCCGGGCCCTCAAGGAGTTCCGCTGGGGCGCCACGTCGAGCGAGGTGGTCGAGACCATCACCCAGCACCGCAAGAAGACGGTCGCCGCGCTCCGGTTCCTCGTAAACATCGGCGCGGCCTCGGTGGATAAGGTGCACTACCACATCACCCGCGCAGGTGAGCTGTTGCTCGCGCAGCACCCGAACGCCCTGCTCATCGACAAGGCCGTGGCAGACGCTGTGAGCCAGGCCGGCGAGGAGGAGAGCAGCGCCCCCGCAGTGGCGGCACCCCGCCACCTGGTCAACGGCGCCATGCGCGAGACCCTCACGGGATACAGCTCGCAGTGGGTGACCGCCCGCCCCGGTGCTGACCGGGCCTACAAGCTGCCCAGTCGCGGGATCGGAGGTGCGGCGTGAGCGCCGAATCGAAGCCGACCCAACCCGAAGCCCTGCGGCTGGCTGACAGGCTCGATGCCAACCCTGGCGACACACGAAAACAAGCCGCCGCCGAGCTGCGCCGCCAGCACCAAGCGCTCACCGAGATGCGGGAGGCGCTGACGATCCTGCTGCTGTTGAGCGATTCCGAACGGCTAGTGCCAAAAGCGGTCATGGACCGCGCACTTGCACTCGCCCGCGAACACGCCCGCGAGACCTTGGAAAAGTGGAAGGAGTGCTGACATGGGGCAGGCAAAAGCACGTGGCACGTTCGAGGCCCGGCGCGTTGAGGCGATCGTGCGCAACAACCAAGTGGCCGAGCAGCGAGAGCGTGCTCGGATTGAGCGCGAAGCCCGCATGACTCCGCGGGAGCGGGCGCTGCGACAAGAGATGTCCATCCTGATCGCCGTTGCGGCGGGGATGGGAATCAACCTGAAGGAGATCACATGACGGCACAGCAGAAAGAGGGACGGTCCGTCGCCATCCGACGCGACGACGGGTCCGAGTTTTTGTGCCACTCCGGGCTCGGACATGAGCCGCCTGTCTGGCGCGTGAGCCACCGGAAGGGTGCGGTGGCGCACAAACGCGAGCTGATCGAGCATGGGTTCCGCGCCCGTGTTGTGCGGGTGCGGCACTCACCCGCTGTTGTTGTGGAGAAATGACATGAACATCACCGACGAACAGATCATTGCACTGGCTCAGGAAGCGGGGCTACCGCCCGGCCCGGACGGGTCGATTGCCGCGCACAAGCATTTCGCGCGCGCCGTCCTGGCGCTGGCCGCTCCGGTGTACTGCACTGACAAAATGTGCGCCTGCCGTGGCGGCCCCTGCGTAACCTGTCCCGATGGGGCGCGGGAAAAAGAGTTGGCCGAACTTCGTGACAGCCTCGCGTTTTACAAGCGCCGCGCCGAGGGGCTCCAACAGGCGCAGAAGCGGATGCGTGACCCGGAGCGCACGATGGTCTGCGACATTCTCGCCAATGGTGGATTGCTTACGCCAGAAGGCGAGCGTTACACTGCCCCCGCTCCGGTGGCGCAAGAGTACGACCGGCCCGCCGCCATGGATGCATTCGAGGCGTGGGCCGACGCGACGGCGCCAGATTCCAAGAGCACGAGCCTAGAGAAGGCGCAGCTTGCGCACGAAGCGGCGCGGTTGATGGGGGTCGGCCCCGCCCCGGTGGCGCAGGGTGAGCACCGGCTCCCGCAAGACATGCGCGATGCGTTCAGCCGCATCGAGGACGAGGTTGCCGCCGGGAAGATCGATGCGATGGCAACGCTCGCCCGGATGCGCACCGCTGCGCAGGCGTTTGCGCTTGCTCCGGTGGAGCGGCCGCTGACGGACTCACAATTTTGGCAGATGCGCGAATCCCAAGGATGGTACCCGGGCGACCACTATCGCATACGAGAACTAAGTCGTGCCATCGAGCGCGCCCACGGAATCGGCGAGGAAGGCGGTGCAGCATGAAAAAAGTCGTCGGCACCAACATCGACGGGCGCGTGGAGTGGCATGCGCGCCCAATCAGCTCGAACGACTACCACACGATGTGTGGGGTGGATGCATACGACCCCGACATCGGGCACCACGGAACTGTCGAGCCTCCGAAGGGGCAGAAGATCACATGCCTGCAGTGCCGAGCCATGTGGGAGGGGTTTCGTGCGCTGGGTCTGCGCGATTCTGACTTTGCGCGCGAGAGTGGAGGTGCAGCATGACTACCGTGAACGAATTTGTCCGTGACGGCGTGAAGTACGTCGCGCAGGCCAAAAGAGGGTGTAGGGGGTGCGCGTTCCACCGCATCAGGTGTGCGGATACGCCGCCCTGCTACCCCGAGGGCAGAGACGACGGCCAAGGCATCATCTGGGTGCGGGCCGATGGTCAGGCCACGGTAGACATTGCCGACATCATCGCAGGCGCACTCAAGACCAGTCGCGCCCGTGCGTTTGAACTTATGCAGGCGGCGCTTGATGCGCGGGAGGACGGAGCATGACGATCTTCTGGGCTTTCGCCGTCGGGATTTTTACGGGACTCGTCGTCGGGTACTGCATCGGCTTCTACGACGGGTACATTCGCGGGAAGTCCCTCGACGGAGAAAAATGATGACCGACAAGCACATCACCTTCATAGTGTTCATCGCCCTTTTGCTCGGAGTCTGGATCGGCTATGTCGGCATGTCCATTGGCTTTCAGCAACAGTGTGGGAAGAACCATGAATACCGGGACGGCGCCGTCCGCATCAAGTGCGAGGTGACGAAATGACAAAACTGCACTATCAACAATATCCGTACAAGCTGACAGCAGTACGGTATGGCTTCCGTTACACGCTGGGCCGGTACTCCACCCGGCAGAAAGCCGAGGCGGCTATGGCCCGGTTTGCGACGGGCGAGAACGCCTATTACATCGACCTGAAAATTGAGGAGATTTAACATGGCTGAACACCAACACGCCGAAATCCTGCGGGCGATCGCGGACGGGAAAGAGATCGAGATTTTCAATCCTGTGAAGGACCTTTGGGTCACCGCCAGCCTTGGCGCCGTCGTCCAATTTCCGAATGCACGGTTTCGCGTCAAGCCTGAGCCGAAGCCGGATGTGGAACGGTGGTACGTACTGGGCACCCATCCGGGATTCGGCTATCCATCGGAGAGCGAAGCGATTCAGGCAATAGGCCTGTTCTCGGCACCCGCCTACGCCGTTCATGTCGTCATCGACGGCGAAACCGGCAAGGCCAAGAGCGTGGAGATCGTGGGATGAAGCTCAACGCCCATCTGATGGCCCGGATGGTCCGCATGCTGGTCGAAGGGCCGTGCATGGCGCGCGAGATCGTCGACGAGACCGGGCTGGCCTACTGCACCGTGATCTCGTACCTGCAGGCGCTGCACCGTCAGAAGGCGGTGCACATCTGCGGCTGGGAGCGCGACGTCATGGGGCGGGCGCAGATCAAGGTCTATGCCTTCGGCGAACACAAGGACACCCCGCGTCCGCGCCTGACGGATGCGCAGAAGCAAGCCGCGTACAAGTCGCGGCGTCAACTCAACGCTGCCCAGGCAGCACTCACTGGAGCACAAGCATGAAAGTCAAAGTCAAGCAACTGCGCCCGAACGCCAAGCTGCCAACCTACGCGACCGATGGGAGCGGTGCGTTCGATCTGTACGCAGTAGACGGCGGGTACATGCAGGAGGGCGAGAACGCGCAGTATGGAACCGGCCTATCATTCGAGGTGCCGGAAGGTCACGTCATGCTGATCTTCTCCCGGTCCGGCCACGGCGCCCGAGGCATTCGCCTCGCCAATTGCGTCGGTGTCATCGACTCCGACTACCGGGGCGAGGTCTTTGTCATGCTACATAACGACGGCATCTCGGAGTTTTCGTTCGTCGTCAATGCCGGCGACCGCATTGCCCAGGCCCTGATCCTCCCGATCCCCCGGGTCGAGTTCGAGGTGGTGGATGAACTGTCGCCCACGGCGCGTGGCGACGGCGGGTTCGGGAGCACGGGGTCATGACGACTACTCTCGAAATCGAGGTCATCGACCAGTACGGCGGCCGGCACAGGTTTTCTGCCGACTCGCACCGGTTCGAGTGGCGCTTAAAGCCAGGGTCGCTCGATATTGAGGGGGCCGAGTTTTTGGGCATATTCAAGGATGTCGGGGACGATGAATTCGAGCTGATTGCCACTTTTCCGAGGCCGTCTCGGGCCGGTGTTGTCACCGACCAGATGTCGCTGGAGATGCCATTCCGGAGCCCGACGTTTGAACGATGCCAGAGGTGCGGATTCATCCCTCCAGGGTCAATGAAAGGTGGTGCGGCATGACAAAAGCCGAATGCCTGCGCATGATGTGTCTGCTGTCCGCGCTTGAGAGCGTGATGCTCTCTCACGGTCCGATCCCGGATTACCTGCGTGAAGCACTTGCACTGGCGGTCGAGTCCCTACAGCGCGAAATCCTGAAGGAGCCGGCATGAGCGACGTGAACGAATTCGCCCTCGACGGCGTGCGGTACGTCGCGCAGGATGACGCCAGTTTCGCCTGCCATGGGTGCGCGTTCACTGGCGATGCTCGCTGCCACGCCACTCCAAACTGCAGCTCCCGCGACGACGGCCGAAACATTGTCTGGGTACGCGCCGAACCCGAGGCAGCAACCCCGCCCGCTCCTACCCAGGACGGAAGCCAGGCCGCTGTCGTCGACCGCTCCTATTCGTACCGCCCCATCACGCCCGAGACGCCCCGGGGCAAGTTGATGGTGGTGGCCAACCGCCAGGCCGGTGTCGCAAAGATCGGAGTGATCCGGTCGGGCGACGACTTCTGGACCCACTGGGCACCACTGCCCGTTTTCGAGGATTGAACCATGAGACTGACCAACTTCCACCGCGACGCCTTCATCAACCGCGCCATGGACGATGTGCCACGCAAGCACGCCGACTTCGACGAGGAGTTGCGCAATCTTGCGCTGCGCACGGTCGTCGCGCACATGCCGCCGCAAGTGGCCCAGGTGTGGTCCAGATTCCCGGACTGGATCCAGCAGGGCACGGTGTGGCTGCGGCCGTCCGACTTCGGCTGCGAGTGGCCCGGCAGCACGTTGACCAGCGCGTTGCACACACCATTCGCGGATCGTGGCGTGTTGTTGAAGTGGCTCAAGAAGCCGGAGTACGCCCCGCAGTTCAAGGCACTGTTCGACAGCCGCAACGAAGAGCGCTCACGGATCGATGCTCTTGAGAAACGCCTCCGCGCTGTGGCCTACGGCTGCACCACGCGTGCCGCGCTCGCCAAGGCGCTGCCCGAGTTCGAGAAGTACCTGCCCGCCGAGGAGGGCGGTGTCGACCGCACCGTGCCTGCCGTGGCGAACGTGGTGGCCGACTTCGTGAAGGCGGGCTGGCCGAAGGGTCAGGCACAAATCGCAGTGCAGTGAGGACTAAACCATGACCCCTCTCGTCATCTATCACGACCACTGCACCGACGGGTTCGGTGCGGCCTATGCAGCCTGGCTCACTCTCGGCGACGCTGCCGAGTACCTGCCCATGAGCTACGGCCAACCGCTGACGCGACCCGTCGCTGGGCGCGATGTCTACATCCTCGACTTCTCGTTCCCGCCCGAAGAGACGCGCCGCATCATCCGCGAGGCTGCGCACACGGTGTGGCTCGACCACCACAAGAGCGCATTCGAGGCGTGGTGCGGGGAGTACAAGCGCGGCATGCGCCGCGTCGAGGACGACCGCGACCAGGGGTATGGAGACGCCACGTACAAGATCATCCTCGACGACAACAAGTCGGGGGCACGGCTGGCGTGGGGGTATTTCCGTTCGCGGACTGTCCCGTTGAAAGTGCGCCTGATCGACGACCGTGACCGCTGGCAGTTCCACTACGCGGACTCGAAGGCGTTCCACGCCGGGCTGCAACTGCGCAAGCCGTGGACGTTCGACGACTGGCACAACCTCAACGAAGATAAGGTGATCGAGCAGGGCCGCACTGCCCTCGCCGTCTACCAGCAGCAGATCGACGACCGGGTTTGGGTGGCCAATCGCGTCACGATCGTCCCCGGCGTCATCGACTCACATCTCAGCTACCTGCCCCCCTGGCTGTGGTCATTGTCGAACCAGTGCTACGTCGCCGGCCTCGCCGTCAACTCGCCCATTCACCAGTCCGAGATCGGGCACGAACTCGCCACGGCGAGCGGTACGTTCGGCCTTGTCTGGTACTACGACGCGGCCACCGGGCGGGCCAACTGTTCGCTGCGCAGCAACGGCGACTACGACGTGAGCCTGATCGCCAAAGCGTTCGGTGGCGGCGGGCACCAGAACGCGGCCGGTTTCAACATCGACATGCCGACGCTGCTGCGCTGGCTGCCGGGACCCCAGGAGTGAACTTTGCAGATCGCCACGATCGACTTCGAAACCTACTGGTCCAGCGAGTACAGCCTGACCAAGCTCAGCCCGCTGGAGTACGTGATGGGCGACCCGTTCGAGCTGATCTCCTGCTCCATCAAGGTGGATGACTACCCGACCGACGTGTTCTTCGGAGAGCCGGCGATCCGCAAGGCGCTGCACTCGCTGGACTGGTCGGGCAAGGGACTGTGTGGGCACAACCTCTCGGGGTTCGACGCCTACATCACCGCCTACCGCCTGGGCATCCGCCCCCGGATGTACTTCTGCACGCTGGCGATGGCGCGTCCGCTGCACGCCAAGACGACCGGGCTATCCCTGGCCAAGTTGGTGGAGCACTACGGGCTGGGCGCCAAGCGCAACGCGGTGCTGCTGCAGACCAAGGGCAAGCGGCTCGCCGACTTCACGGAGCAGGAGCTGCGGGACATGCGGGAGTACAACCGCGACGACACCGAGCAATGCCGGGGGCTGTTCAAGAAGCTGCTGCCGCACTACTCGCCTAACGAGTTATGGCAGATCGATGCCCTGACCCGCATGCGCACCGAGCCGGCCTTCGAGCTGGACCGCCCTCTGCTGGAGACCGCCGCGAGTATCGAGCGGGATCGCAAGCACAAGGCTGTCATCGACCTGGGCCGGCAGCTGGGGGTCCCCTGGATTCACGAGGACGGCACGGGGCGTACCGCCGAGGAGGTGGAGGAGGACGTGCGCTCGCAACTGGCCAGTGCCCCCAAGTTCAGCGCCCTGCTGGAGAAGCTCGGGGTCGAGGTGCCTACGAAACCGTCCCCCACCAACCCGGAGAAGGAGGTGCCGGCGCTAGCCAAGACGGACGAGGCGTTCCTCGCGCTGCAGGAGCACGATGACCCCGTGGTGGCAGCCGCCACCCGGGCTCGGCTGGACGTGAAGTCCACGCTGCTGGAGACCCGCATCCAGAAGTTCCTCACCGCTGGTCGGCTGGCCGGGGGCAAGCTCCCGGTGCCTCTCCGGTACTGCGGTGCGGACACCACGGGGCGGGATAGCGGCGAAGAGTATAACTGCCAGAACCTTAGTCGAATCGACCCCGACAGACCTAGGCCATCCGACGCGTTGCGCAACAGCCTGCGGGCCCCCAAGGGTCACAAGGTCATCGTGGCCGACCAGTCCGGCATCGAGCTGCGGGTGAACCACTTCTTGTGGAAGGTGGCGGCCAGCATGGCGCTCTACCAGGAGAGCCCCGACAAGGCCGACCTGTACCGGGCGTTCGCCGGCCGCTACTACAACAAGGCCCCCGAGGCGATCTCCAAGCCAGAGCGGCAGTTCGGCAAAATCTGCCAGCTCGGTCTCGGCTTCGGTGCCGGAGCCCCGGCGTTCCAGCGCGTGGCCAAGATCATGGGCGGGATCACGCTCGCTGCGCCCGAGTCGGAGTCGGCGGTGTTGGCCTGGCGGTCGGAGTACGCCGACATTGTGCAGGGGTGGCGGGCCTGCGGGCACGCACTGACCTACATCGCCGCCGGGTCTCGCTCCGAGGTGGATCCGTGGGGGATGGTGACAACCTGCCAAGACGGCTTTGTACTGCCTTCCGGGCGCCTCATCCGGTACCCTGATCTGCGCGTCGAGGAGGATGGCACCTGGCCCGACGGACGCCCCCGGAAGTCCTGGTTCTACGCCCACGGCAGGTACAAGGCGCGCCTTACCGGGCCCAAGGCCACGGAGAACATCGTGCAGGCCCTGGCGCGCGACTCCATCTTCGACTGCGCGGTGGACTTCTACAAGCACACGCGGCTGCGCCCCGCTCTGCGGGTGCATGACGAGCTGGTGTATGTGGTCCCCGAGCAGGAAGCTGACGCGCTGCTTACGGAACTGCAGCGGATCATGCGGACCCCGCCACGCTGGTGGCCGGAGCTGGTCGTGTGGTCGGCCGGCGACGCCGCTGACTCCTACGGCGAGGCGAAATAACCACGCCATCAACATGCAATCACGCAAATTCACGCACACACTACCGTTAGGAGTAGACTTGCACGCACACCAGGGAGGCCCCTAACTACAGGAGAACGACATGACACCCGACCGACAAGCCCTGCTTGAGGCCGTCCGATACCTGGTCGAGTCAGACCAAGCGGAGCGCGAGGCGCAGGAGCTGGACACCGTGGTGCAGTTCGCCCGGCTACACCCGGTCAGGTTCAAGGGAGACCTCTCCACCCTCAACCCGCTGCTCGACCTGGCGCTCACGGATCCCGCGACCTTTGAGCGGATCCAGGCCCTCATCAATACCAAGCGCACCGCCGCCGGCAATGTGCCGGCCTGGCCTCCCGAGGAGCGAGAGCGCTTCGACGTGCGGACCTATCAGCGGGAACTGATGGCGCGGCGCCGGCTGCGCGTAGGCCGCGTGGTGGATGTAGAGAACTCGCTGCGCCCCGAGCGGGACCAGATCCGGGGCAACGCCCGGATGGAGTTTGAGCGCGTGCAGCTCAAGAAGTGGGGCGACCAGCTGCGGGCCCGGCTCGACGCAGCGCGCCTGAACTCCGGAGGCCGGCTCACCAAAGAGCACCTCCAGGGCATCACGGACAAGTTCTGGAGCGGCGTCCTCCAGCTCGTCGAGCTGGAGGACGCCGCCCGCATCGAGCGACTCAAGCCGGCGCACCAGCGTCGGCGCTTGACCTGAGAGAAAAAGAACCCCCGGCACTCAGGCCGGGGGAATACCATCAACAAGGAGAACAACACCCGACCCAACATCGGCCAGAA